GCTCGATGTTCGGTCCATGGGGCATGGCTGGCGGCGCGATCCTCGGCGGGCTCGGTGGATCCGGTCTGTTCGAGCGTGGCGGTCGCGTCGGCTACGAAGACGGCGGTGCGCCCGACGGGCTGGCCACAGTCCCCGACGACAATGTGATCGATCTGGATGCCGTCAGGCACGCCAAATTTGACCGCCCTGACACCTTCGGCGATCTCCACCCCCGTGTGGGCCTCTCGGCCGGATTGCCTCCCAGCGAGCCTCTGCGCACCCTGCCGGGCCACGAAACGCCGCCTCGGGTCGAGGTACCTGCCTACGAACCCCTGCGAACCCTCCCCGGGCATGCGCTGCCACCGGCACTCGACCATCGACAAGCCCCACCCAGCCCCGTCGCCCTGAGCCCACAACAGGCCCCGCCCGAGAGCGGCACCCCTGGCGTCCTTTCGGACCCCGAGCGGGACATGGATCTGCGCCTGAATGGCGACGGTCGCGCCCCGCTTCCGGGCGGTCTTGCTGTCACACCGGCCGCCTCGACGGCCCCGCCCCCGGCCAAGACCCCCATTCAGGACCAGGGGCCCCCTGGCGCGCTCAACCCGTCGATCTCGGCGGGCGGCCTGGGCACGCCCCCGGCGCCGACCCGGGACGTCTACGTGCCGCCGTCCGGCGTCGATCACAGCCCCGAAGCCGTGTTCGGCCGCATGACGACGCAGGAAAGCGGCAACAACCATTTCAACCCCAAGACGGGCGGCCCGACGACGTCCCCAGCCGGCGCGATCGGCCTCACGCAGGTGATGCCCAAGACCGGCCCGGAGGCGGCCAGAATGGCCGGCTTGCCGTGGCGTCCCGACGTGTTCGGTCGCGGGCGCACAGGCGACCCGACGCTCGACCGAGAGGCCGAGGACTACAACCGCCAGCTCGGGCAGGCCTACTACAAGGAGCAGTTCAAGACGTTCGGCGACCCGTACAAGGCGGCGGCGGCGTACAACGCCGGGCCGGAGGCGGTCAGAATCGCCCTGGAGAAGGCGCAGAAACAGGGTGGCGACTATCTGAGCTACTTGCCCAAGGAGACGCAGGACTACGTCAGGATCGTCTCTGGAGGCAAGGCGGGGCCCGTCTCCTCGCTCAACGTCGGCGGCCCCCAGGCCGGTTTGGCCTCGGGTGCCCCGNCCGGTGCGCCGCCGGCTGCCGGACCGGCCCAGCCGCCGGAGGAGCCCGACTTCCTCGATCGGGCCGGCAAGTGGATCGACAAGCATCAGCAAGGCATCATGACCGGCCTGTCGTTCATCGGGAACATGCTCGGCTCCAAGAGCCACCAGCTGACCGGCGCAATCGGCGAAGGCCTCGCCGCCGCGGCGCCGATGTACTTGTCGGCCGGCTTCAAGCAGCAGGAGCTTGGCCAGGGCCAGGAGCGCATCGATATCACGGCGCGTGCGCAATACATGGGCGTGCTCGCCCAGCTGCAGCAGATGCAGGCCAACTACCAGTACGCCAACAAGAACGCGCGCAGCCCGGAGATCGACAACCAGATGACGGCGATCACCAAGCTCATCCAGGGCAAGGGTGGCGTCGCCGCCACGGGCTCGCCCCCTGGCCCGGATCTGCGCGGCGCGCCGGGCGCCCCTGCCGGCGGCGGCACACCTCCTGCCAGCCTGACGCCCGGCACCGCGCCGGCCGGCGGCACCGTTCAGTCGACCCCGTTACCACCCCCGGGCGGCACGACGCCTGCGACGGCTCCCGTCGAGCCGGGCACCTACACCGGCGGCCCGCCGCAGATGACGCCGGACTTCCTCAAGCAGCTCGATCCGGATCGAAATCCGATCCTATTGCGCGAACAGGCCAAGGTGCAGCGCATGTCGCCCGGCGGCATCGAGAACGCGAAACGTCTCGAGGATCAGGCTCGCGCCGAGGAAGAGAACATCATCAAGACCGGCCAGGGTATCGGACCGGGCAACACGCAGGTTCGCCTGCCGGGTTGGGACAGCTATCAGGCTCAGCAGAAGAACATCCTGACCAATCAGGATTGGCTGCAGAAGGCCGAGCCGCAAACACAGGCGCGTGTGCAAGCGCGCCAAAATGTCGAGCAGATCAAGAACCTGATCGAGAACTTCGAGAGCGGCACCGGCACCGACATCAAGGCGCAGGTGGCCGGCGTTGCCGATGCTGTCGGCCTGCCACGTCCCCAGACTGCGACGATGGATCAGACCGCGTTCAAATCTTTTGTGAAAGACGCCTACAATCAGATCCTGGCCTCGGGCGCGATGGGTCGTGATACCGACCAGATGCGTCAACAGGTCGAAGGTGCTTTCGCCGGGCCGACCTTGCCGCCGGAAGCCAACAAAAAGATCCTCGCCCAGTTTCTCGGCAATCTCAGCTATGAAGACGCGTATGCCGAGAACATGGCTAACGCGATCAAGAAAAATCAACTCACCGATCAAAAGATCGTCGGCGATCAGTGGCGCGCGGCCGATCGCGAGAAGAACAATCCCGAGTACTATCGCGGAGAAGCCTACAAGAACATCGCGGCTCTCGGCGCCACGCCTGAGAGCAAGGCCGAACTGAAGCCCGACCACGTCTACATGCTGACGCCGGAGCAGGTGTTCAGGTTCATGGGCGATGGGGCGCCACCGCTGCCCACCATCAAACAGGCCTTCGCGGATGAAAAGAAGCGCGCCATCAAGTATCGTGTGAAGCGAGACGAGGCGGGCAATACCATCATCCAGCGAGTGAAGTGATGGCTGACGAGAAGTTCGATCTGAACAACATCAACCTGGGCTCGACGGCAGCGACGCCGGTGGGCGAAAAGAAGCTCGACCTCGGATCGATCAATCTTGACACGCCGTCAGCTGTTCCCCGAGGAGCACTGGAGAATGCGCCCGACGACAGCTGGCTGACCTCGACGGCAAAAGCCATCCCGACGACGATCATCAAGGGGCTGTCTCACATCCCTGGACAGATCGGAGATATCCGTGAAGGTGGCCAATATCTTGGCCGTCGTCTGGTGGGCGCCTTCACGGGAGAGACGCCGGAGCAGCAGGAGACCAAGGGCGCCAAGCTGCGCGCGCGTGCCGCCGCCGAGAACCCTCTTCTTGCCAAGGCGCTCAGCGTCATACCGAGCACCGACGTGATGCCGACCGGTCACGATATCTCGGCCCCCGTCCTCAAGCGTACCGGAGAGTACGTCCCGACGTCGACCGCCGGGCGTTACGCCATGGACGCAGGCGAGGCCGGTCTCAGCATGCTGGGGCCTGCGGGCGGCATCAAGGGTGGCGTGACGAAGGGCTCGGGCTTTGCGCGCGCGCCCGCCGTGGATCTCGCCAAGTCAGTGCTCAAGCAGGGCGCGACGCCGACCGCGCTGGGCCTGGGTGCCGCCGGCGGCGCGGGCGCCAGCGCAGCGACAGACGCGATGGAAGACCCTCTGTACGGTATGGCGGCCGCGCCTCTCACGTCGGCCGCCGCCGCCCTGGCAGGCGCCGCTGCCAAGAAGCGCTTCCCCATGTGGACCGACAGGGCGGCCACTGATCGAGCAGCGAAGCAGTTCGCAAAGTCCGTGGGCGATCGGGAGGGCGTGCTGAACGCCCCCGAGACCAATCCTCTCGGCACCAAGATGACGACGGCGGAAGCCTCGGGCGATATCAATCTGGCACGCTCCGAGGCGGCGCTGGAGGGCACGGATCAAACCTTCGCCGCGCGCATGCAGAAGATGCGGGGCGAGAACGCCTCCACGCGTCAGCAGCACATGCAGACGTTCGCGGACCCCGACGCCAATCCGATGGCGCTCGCCGACGCGTACGTCCAACAGCTCGATGCGCTCCATCGGCAGCAGGCCGAGTACGCGCGCCAACGCCTGGGCGAGGCCGAGAACGTCCGAACCGGCACCAAGGACTTCTCCAACAAGGTCAACCAGACGACGCAGGAGCTGCACGATGCTGCTGTGGCCGAGGCCCGCGCGCGCGCCGAAGGGGCTCCGGCGCCGAATGCCGTCGATCGTTCTACGACTGGCGACGCTGCGCGCGAGCTGGCAGAGGAAGGGAACCGCGTCGTCGGCGCGGACGTGACCCGCCTCTACAACGCCGTCAATCCCGACCGCAACCTGAACGTCGTCACCCAGGGCAGCGTCGGCGGCGCGCGCCAGATGCTCGAAGACTTCAACCCGGCGGTCCAGAAGAAGAGCCCCGGGCACGATTACGTCGAGATGGTGGCGGCGCTTCCCGAGGTGCTGCCGTTCCACGATCTCGTCAAGCTCGACCAGACCATCACGGCCGGCATGGCCGACTTCAAGAACACGAACCGGGCCGCGCACGGCCAATTGACTGCGCTCAAGGACATGGTGCAGTCGGATTTGCGCAACGCGCTCGAGAACCAGATCGCCTGGGAGCAACGTGCCGTGGCCAACGGCACGATGGCCGCCGATGAAACCATAGGAGCCCGCCTTGCAGCAGAAGCCCGAGACTACCTCGAACAGTCACGGTCTGGCGCTCGAACAGGTACTGGGGACAATGCCGGCGTGGGCGCGCCCGGGGTTTCTGCAACGCGTGGAACGAATGGCGAAGGCGGGGGACCGGGCGTACTCGCTGGCGATGGCCCAGTACCGAACTTTACACCCGAAGATCTCGCTCGATACACCGAGGCAAAGCAACGTCATATCGATCGCGTCGAGGGCTGGCGATCGGGTCCGGTCGGCGACGCCCTGAAGACGAGCGGCTTCTCCGGCGACTACAAGATGCCGGGATCCAAAGTGGCCGCGACCATCTTCAAGAAGGGCGACGGCGGCGGCGAAAACATCAATGCATGGCTTCGCGGCGCCAATGGCGACCCGCAGATGTTGCAGCTCGTGCAGGATCTGGCCTCGACCAGTCTGCATGAAGCCGCGACCAAGGCCGGCGGGCTGACGCCCGATGTGCTGACCAAGTGGCGCAACGACTACGCCCCGGCACTGCGTCGTCTCGACGAGGAGGTGCCGGGCTTCTCGAACCGCTTCAACGACACGGCCACCGCACGTCAGGCGCTCGAAGAGGCCGAGACGGCGCGCGCGCAGGCCCTGAAGGCCTCAGAGAGTGAACGCGCGAAACAGCACAAGGCTGCCGATACCGCCTACGATCGCACGGCAAAGGACGTCGAGAAGGAGGTTGCCGCCACCCTGCGCGAGGGCGAGCAGAGAGGTGCCCAGTTCACTTCTCGCGATAGCACGGAAGACATGCGCCGCGGTGTCGGCCGCGTTCTGTCGGCAGACGACAGTGCGGCCCAGATCGGCCGCATCCTCGACGACGTCGGGCATGATCCCGCCGCGGTCAACGGTCTGCGCAAGGCCGCGGCCGACTGGATGGTCGAGAACTTCGCCAGCACCGTCACCGCATCCGGCGATCGCGGCGTTCAGCCCAAGATGTCGAAGTTCATCGCCGGGCGAGAGGAGACCCTTCGTCGCCTGTACGGCGACGAAGGTCTGCAGACGATCCAGCTGCTGGCTGAGGACATGGATCGAACGGCCGCGCACATGTCGGCCAGGGCGTCGATCGGCTCACCGACGTCATCGAATATGGCCAGCTTTGCGAAAGAGCTACTGGCGCATGCCGAGTCCACCTCGACATGGAACACGCTCACGGGCGCCATTGGCCTGCACGCCATGATGTCGCAAAGCTGGTACTCGGCGCTCACCACCGCCGGGCTTATCCTTGACAAGACGGCGGGGGCCTACGCGCGCAATCGCGCAGCTGAGAAGGTCCGCGGCATCATGTCGGACGCCATGGCGGATCCGGCCAAGGGAAAGCTTCTCCTGCAGCACGCGATCGATGCCGAGGGGCGCCCGAACATGGCCGCTCTTGCCCCGCTCCTGGCGCCCATCCGGAGCGAGCAGCCCGACGACGACCGGGCCCGGGAGAGCGCACGGCCTGCCCGCGCCGAGGGCGGTCGTGTCGGTATTCTTGACCACATCGCCGAGGCGGCGAAGTACGTCCGCATGGCCGCACGGGCCAAGGCCGATCACTCGAGGAAGACGGAATCGTTCCTGAAGGTGCCTGACGCGGCGGTCGCGAAGGCCCTGGCTATTGCTCACGAGGCGATCTGATGAAGATTTGCGCGACCTGCGGCTGCGCTAAAGCCTTCGATGATTTCCATCGCGACACCGCGCAGAAAGACGGTCGCCACCCGTATTGCAAAATATGCAAGGCGGCCAAGGTCAAGGCACGTCGCGATGCCGATCCCGACCTTCAAATTATCACAGCGACCGAGAACCATGAAAAAGGGCGTAGGTTGTTAGACCCTACTTGCGCAGGAGGCTCCCATCGTTAGCAGCTATACCGCCAACAAGCACGTCGAGCAGCCATCGTTCAATTCATACATTGACACTTGGGATGTGCCGATAAATAACGATTGGAGCATCATCGATCTCGCGCTCGGCGGCTCCGTCAGCATCAACACGACAGGGCTCAGCGGCAACGTCACACTCGGCACGGCGCAGTACCAGCCGCTCAAGATCGTGCTCACGGGCGCGCCGACGGCTGCCATCAACTATCGCGTCCCGTCAGGCGTCGGCGGTATCTGGGTCGTGCGCAACAACACGACCGGCGGCTTCGCGGTCACGATCGACAGTATCGCAGGCGGCAGCGCGGTCACGATCCCGGCCGGGCAAAACACGCTGGTCACTTGCGACGGCACGGCGTCGGGCATGTTCGTGGCGATCAACACGTCGGGCACCGCGGCGGGATCGGCGACACAGGTCCAGTACAATAGCGCTGGCGTCCTGGCCGGCTCGGCCAACTTCACGTTCGACGGCACAACGGCCGTAATCACGGGACTGTCTATCACCGGCACGACGGTGCTGGGCGATGCGGTGGGCGACGCGATCACGATCAACGCCGGCACCGTCGCCATCCCGAACGGGGTGAACATCGGCAGCAACAACCTGTACCTGAGCGGCACAAAGGTCGGCATCGGAACATCTACGCTCGGCGCCGAAATGCTCACCGTCGCAGGCGTTGTCTATTCGACAGCTGGCGGTTTCAAGTTCCCCGACGGTTCGACGCAAACGTCAGCCGCCGCCGCTGTCGCCGGAGTGAGCGGCAGCGTGCAGTACAACGATGCCGGGTCGTTCGGGGGCGAGGCGGCTTTCTCCTACGACAAGACGACGGACCGCTTGACAGTCCCGAACCTGACGGTCGGAACGGCCATCACGGCGAGCGGCACGGTCGCGGTCGCGGGTGTGCTGACCGCGAGCGGCGGTCTCACGGCAGGCCCGACGGGCTCGATCAGCATCTGGCCGTCCAGCTTGATCCCGTCTCGCGCGCTGCTCTGCGACGGCACGTCATACGCCGTGGCCTCCTATGCCGGCATCTTCGCCGTGATCGGCTACACATTCGGCGGATCGGGCGCGAACTTCAACGTGCCGGATTTGCGCGGTCGTGTGGTTGCAGGCGTGGATGGCGGCGCCGGGCGATTGGGCTCGGGCGCGACGGGGGGCATCACAGGCGCGGCGACATTGGCTGCCACAGGCGGCGAGCAAAGCCACGCACAGACGACGGCGGAATTGGCGACTCACTCCCACGCTGTGCCGGCGCAAATCGTGAATGGCAGCGACATTGGCGGCTTTGGTAGCGCGTATCTCGCAGCGGGCCTCATCAATAACGGCACATCGGGCAGCGCCGGCAGTGGTACTGCAGCCAACGTCGTGCAGCCCACCATCGTCATGAACTACGTCATCTGGATGTAACTACGCCGCGAGATATGCAATCATGAATATTGACCGCGATCTTCCCGAACCGCAACTTTCTGGTAAAACTCGGAAGTCCGTCATGGAAGTGGTCAATAGCAAAGAGGCGACGGCGCTCTACCGGACGTCGTCCTTCCTCCTCCTCGCGCTCATCTCGACGTGCGCATACGTGGCCACAGGAGCCCTGGGGGATCTCAAGGATCTCACGGTCGAGGTTCGGCGCCTGAACGACAGGCCGGCAAAATTCGCGTGACTGAATCGACCCTGCGCAATATCGACAGCCGCGTCGGCGAACTGGAGAAGTGGCGCTACCAGCAGCCGCGCTGATCACTTGCCGTAGACGAAGCCACTCGTGATCTCAGCCCGCAACGGAAGCCCCGCGGCCCAGGCCGGACCGACCGTCATGATGTCGAGCATGGCCGCCTTCGCCTCCTCGTCTTCCTCCTCGTCGATCTCCCACAGCAGTTCGTCATGGGTATGACCGATCTGACACCAATCGTTCTCGTAGCCCTCTCTAATTGCATGACGCAAAAGAGATGCAGCTTCTGCTTGTGTGGCGTTTTCGGCGGCGAATCCCCCCCAAATTTGCATTCTTGGCCAGTCGCTGCTGTCGGCCGCCGGGTGGAACGAGCCCTTGATCGCGGTCACCTTGAGGGATGACCCGAAACGATCCTCGACCGTGTCGAGCCGGGCGAACGGGTAGCACAACGTGCGGCCGCTCGGCAGGAGACACCAGAGCGAGCCCTGGGCGTAGAAGTAGGCCACCCGGCCGGCCTCGAACACCGTCTCGGGCGTCCTGACGGCATTGAAGGCTGCCGTCTCCAGCGCGATCCAGAAGCGCTGCGCCCACGGGTTCGAGAGACGCCACGTCACCTTGTACTGGTCGGCCGTGGCGTCATCGACGCGCAGGCCGTAGTTCCGGGCCATGGCCTGGAAGGCGCCCACGCCGCCGCCGAAGCCGAGGGACAGGATCTGCACCTTGCATGCCTGCCGCTGGTCCTTGGTGACGTCTTCGATGCTCTTCAGGCTGAACGTATCGAGGGCCTGATGTCGATAGAGATCCTCGCCGGCGGCGTAGACGTCGAGCACGCGGCTGGCGCTGTTCTCGTTCGACAGCCAGGGCAGCACGACGGCCTCGATCGACGACCAATCGCCCCACACCAGCTTGCGCTTGAGAGGCGCCACGATCGACGGGCGAAGCGTACGCGACATGATCGTGAGCATGTCGTACGGCTTCCTGATCTGCTCTCCGTCGTCGAACACCAGTGCGCCCGATGCGTCGAAACTGGCCGCCTTGATCACGTCGCCCTTCGGCGCCTTGCTCAGGATCTTCTCGACGACCAGCTCGATGTTTACGAGCTTCTTGCGGATGAAGTTGTGGGTCTGGGCTCCAGTAGAAGAAAAACGACCGGTTTGCCCGGCTCCGCTGAAAACGTATGCACCACGCAAACGGTCATCTGATCCGGTACGAGCTTGCATGGCGGCAAACTTGGCAGTGCTCGCGCGTCCGCCATCGTGAACAAGCTGAATGAACTCGCGTATGTCTCCCGAGATGACATCCTCGTTCTCCACTGACAGGTAGAACTCGCGCACGTTGCGATCGAAGGAGATCTTGCCCTTTCGAGGCTTCAGCTCCATGCCGGGCGGCAGCCGCTCGGCGAGCCACGTCTTGATGCGTTGGTGTTGCTTCACCGTCGTGACGATGCCGCCAGTCAGCATCGAGATGCGGGCGTTGATCTCGGCCGTCTCATCGGCGGCGTAGGCCTGGGCGGCGCGCACGAGATCCATGTCGAGCGGCAGGCCGCGGTCGTTGATCTCCTCGTTGATCCAGTAGTCTTCCCATTCCTCGGGGGACATGTCGCGCAGCATGCTGCCGACACCGATCTCGGTCAGGACGTCGATATCGCAGTAGTCGCAGAGCTTCTCATATTCCGCGTCGTCGCTCGCCCAGTCTCCGCTCGGCAGCGGCTTGCACCACTTCATCATGATGCTGTTGTCGGCCTTCTGCACCGGCAACGCGAGGGCCTTCGCCGCCAACTCGAGTTTGCCCGGCAGCGCCATGCTTCTGGCTCTCGCCATTGTACATCTAAATCGCCTGATCGGGATCTCGCGCTTCAGGCCGTGACGACAGGCCAATCGCTCGAAGTTGGCGTTCCAGCCTTCGAACAGGCATTCGGGATCGTCGAGCGCATCGTCGAGATCCGCCGGCATCGGATCGTTCGCCCACACGCGCCAGCGCTTCATCGTGGCGCCCTGGTCGAACGTGTAGCTGATCGTGAGCAGATGCGTGTCGGGGTGCGCCCAGTAGATGTAGGCCCCGACCACGGTCAGGTCGACCGTGGCGCCTGATTCAACGTCCCAATTACAGATCCTCACGACACACCTGTCTTCATGAATTGTTTCCGTCGCGTATTCGACAGGCGGATGGGTTGCGCCTGTTGCGCCGGCTTGGGGTACGGTCTCTCGGTCGCCTTCATCAGTGCCAGACACTTGGCCTTACGCAGGCGAAGCGGCATGACGTATCGGAATTTCATCGCCGGCAGGAACGCAGTCCACGTAGGTTGAACTGCTAACACTTTGGTCTTCGACGATGTGCCGAACATTTTGAAGGCGGCGCGGTGATCGACAACGGATCCGTCAGGACGACGGAAATGTGAGTTCCAGTTGTAGCTGTAGGGCTCCGTATAAATCCAGTTGGTGGCTTGATAGATGCCGCCATGATGACCCGCGGCAGGGTCCGCCCAGCTAACGACAGCCGGCACGCCGTCGACTTTCAATCGCCGCAGTGTGTCCGAGAGAAAACTACTGAGCGAGATCGTGTTGGCAGACGGATGCCGTACCAGTCGACGAAGCTCGATAAATCCGGGCGGGAGCCGCGCGCTATGACATGGTCCGTAGGACGCCACTGCGCAGAGGCCGACATCATCGAACAGACCGTAATTTAGATGCACCGCTGGCGGGAGTGTTCCTAGATAGTGATGTTTGCGCACGAACTCCGCGGCAACGTCGTGAGGTATTGGAGCGGTCGAAAGGGGTTGCACCGATCTCGCACCCGTTGGTACGGGTTCGTCCAATGGACCGACCGCATCGATACTCATGATCATCCCGTGGCAGCAGGAAAGAAATGCCGCCGGCAGCCGGGGGAGAATGGCTGCCGGCGGGTATCTGACGTCGATACGCTGGCGTCAGAGGGGGAGACTAGCTGGCCGCAGCGCGGCGACGCTGTCGACGCACAGGCTCTTCGGCCTTGGTTTCCTGCGGAACGTCGGTCACCGGACCGGCCGCGCCGCGGCGGCGACGCACCGGCTCTTCCGCCTTGGCCTCGACCTTCGGCTCTTCCTTTTTCGGCTCTTCAGCCGTGTCACCGCCCGGCTCCTCGGCCGGCGCCGATTGCGACATCGAGCCCCAATCCTTGATGTCGAAGACCGGATTGTAGGTGAGGCCGAACTCCTTGTGCGTGTACTCGTCCGAGGTCATCTCGACGATCGGCACGATGCGGTCGGCGTCGATGCCCGACTGCTTCATGAGCGCGTCCATGATGTCCGTGAAGGCCTTGCGGCCGCCGTAGCTGTTGGCGTTGTACTCGGCCTCGACACCGACGTCCTCGCCGCTGATGCAGACGAGATCGAAGGCCACGGCCTCGGTCCAGGGTGCGCCGACGTCTTCCAGCTGGTCGCGGGTGATGACCGGATTGAAGATCGAGCCCATCCGCTTGCCGACCGGCTGGCCGCCCTTCCAGGCGACGAAGCCGGTCTGAAGCGTCATCGGATTGATCGCCCAGCGCGACCCTTCTTCGACTTCCGTGTCCTTCTGGCCGTAGACCCAGTATCCGCCGTTCTTCAGGAGCTTGAGGTACTGCTTGCCGCCGCCAGTCACGCCGACAGAGTTCTTCGTGTTCGCGAGCGCTTTCTGGAAATGGTTGATGTTCAGTGCGGGAAGATTGCCTTTGAATGCCACCACGTTCGTGTTCGCCATTTACTTCATCCTTTTCAACTGTGCTGCTACTGCAGCGACCGGTAGCACCGCCGGCCGCTTGTCATCCGCGGGCGCAATCGTCGTGCCCGAGGAAACCTTGTTTGTGAGTTCGTCTACCGTTTTCTTCTTAATCAGCTCCTCGGCTTTCGCCGGAGAGATGAGGGACGTGATCATGAACTTGTCCGGCGAGATGTTCAAGCGCTTCATCGCGAGGATGGCTTCAGGCTCGCTCTTCCACACCCGAACGGCGCGCTTGTTCACGAGCTTCCAGCCCGGCACCGGCACGCCGTGGCTCAGCTCGTGGTGGATCCGCTCCTTGGCCTCCTCCTGCCACTTCTCGGCCGCCTTCAGGAGCGGTTCCAGGCGCGCCGCCTGCTGCGCTAGCGTCGTCAGGTTCAGGATGTGCTCGGCGGGGAAGGTGAGCGTCTCGTTGCGCTGCGTCTTGGCCGGGCAGACGAGCTTGGCATCGCACCACTTGCACCAGTCTCCCTCGACAGGCCTCGCGCCGGGCTGCTTGCTGGCGCGGATCGCGGTGAAGGCCGTCGTCTCGAAGCGATCGAGAACACTCACAGGGTAGACCGTCTTGTCGATGACGGGATCCAGCGCCGGCTGGATGATGTAGCACTCGAACTCCTCGACCTTGGCGAACTCGGGCAAGGTCTTGCGCGCACACGCGGCGTAGAAGAGCAGCTGGTCGCTGTCGGCGTCGACTTGGTTCTGCCCGAACTTGAAGTCGATGATGGCGGCGCGCTTGCCCTCGACCATCATGCCGTCTGCCGTGCCGCCGGCCTCCTCGGTCAGCATGACCATGCGCTCGGCTTCGATGAAGGTCGCCTGGGGGAATGTGTCCTGAATTTCGATCCAGGCGTCGAGGGCGGTGTTGATCGCGCCCAGGTGATTGTCGTCGATCACGATGCCGTTGGTCATCTTGGTGCCAAGAAACTTCTCGGGCACGAGATCCGGATCGCGGATCAAGGCCTCCATGACGTCGTGCTGGGCGGTGCCGTGCTCGGCGGCGGCCCCGGCGGGGCGACGCGGCACTTTGGCGATCAGGCCGGGCGCCGCGGCGCAGTTGAGCCAGATGTTGGCGTTCGATCCGCCGTACCTGTGGTGAATGGTGGGCATCTTCTCTCCTCAGAAGTCGTTGGGTGGCGCCTTGGGCTTGTTCGGTTGCTGGTGTTGCGCTTCGAGTTCGCGCTTGCGACGCTCGAACTCTTTCCCGGCCAGCACGCGCACCTTGCTGGCCGGGTCTGCCGGAATGTGCTTGACGCGAAACATCGTGCCGTAGCCGTTCATGCCGGGTCGTGTCTTCTTCACCGTGACCGACCTACGAGAGACGCCACGCGATGTAGATCAGCACGCCAGCGGCGACCGCTAGGATGGTCAGGGCGAAGTTCAGGATCCGCGCTATCCAGGCGCCCCCGAACGTCACTCCGGCGGCGCCGCTCACTTCACACCCAGGTCGCGCTTGGCCTGCTCGAAGGCCACGGTCGACATGTACTGCGACCGGCTGATGTTGCGCTTGGCCGCGGCCTTGTTGATCAGCTTCAGCCAGTCGTCGGGAACCTGGGACGGCACCCGCGTGGTCTTGGTGCCCTTGGCGAGACGTGAAGCCATGCTGCGAATACTCCATTGAAACCGGTTGACGGACGCGTTACATATCGCGGCACCACTACGGTGTCAATATGGAGCGAAACATGGCCTACGAGGCTGATCTGGAAGCGTGGTGCCGAGAGCGCACCGTACGCGAAGGCGGCTACCTTCTAAAGTGGGTCAGCCCCGGAAACAAGGGCGTGCCCGATCGCATCTTGCTGATGCCGAACAGTGTTCACTTCCTTGAATTCAAATCGAAGACGGGCACGCTCGATTCCCTGCAGCGCGTCTGGCAGAACCGCATCCTTGGTCTCGGTCTCAACGCCGACGTCGTCAGCGATCGCGAACGCTTCAAGAGGCTCCTCGGATGAAGCCCGCTAGCTACCAGATCGCTGCCGCGAACTTCATGTACGAGCGCGACCACTCGATGGTGTGGGCGCGGCCAGGGACGGGCAAGACGCTCGCGACGCTTCTCGCGATACAGGACTGGATCGAGACGGGCGCCGCGAAGCGCGTCCTGATCGAGGCACCGCTGCGGGTTTGTCACAACGTCTGGCAGCAGGAGATCGAGAAGTGGAAACTGCCGCTGACTTCGGCGATCTACACGGGCGAGGTATCGCGGCGAGGCCGCGCAGACGCGATCGCGGCCGATACCCACATCCTGATCTCGAACTACGATCTTCTGCCGCAGCTGCTCCAGCAGGATCACCGATGCGACGCCGTCGTCTATGACGAACTGTCGAAACTCCGCAACCCGACCGGCAAGCGCAACAAGCTCGCAAGGCAGGCAGGCTTCAAGATCGCGACGGGCCTCACGGGCTCGCCAGCACCGCGAGGCCTCGAAAGTTTGTACGGCATGAGCAATGCCGTCGGCCTCAAGCTGTTTGGTCGCAACTACGATCTTTGGCATCGCAAGTACTTCTACCCGATCGACATCAACGAGTATCGATGGGAGCCACTGCCGGGCGCGCGCGACGAACTGGTGAGCATGCTGAAGCCGTACGTCTTCACCCTGGAGGACGACGCCGTCGAGCTGCCGCCGATCGTGCGGACGTACATCGACGTCGAGCTGCCAGACGACCTGCAGCAGACGTATCGCGAGATGCGCGCCACGAGCGTCCTCTCCGATCTCGACATCATCGCCGGAAGCGCGGGCGTGCTCTCGGGGAAGCTTCGCCAGATTGCCGCGGGGTTCTGCTATTCCAACACGGGTGAGCCTGTCTCGTTCGACGAATATCGCATCGACCTCCTCGCCGACCTCGTGGACGAACAGCAGGGCCAGCCGCTGCTCGTGATGTACGAGTGGGTCGAGCAACTCGCCATGCTTCGCGCGCGGTGGCCAAACGCGCCCTGGCTGGGCGCCGGCGCACCGGATCCGAACGGGACGTTGCAGCGTTGGAACCGCGGCGAGCTGCCGCTTCTCTTCGGCCACCCTGCATCGATGGGCCACGGCAACAACATGGCGGCCGGCGGCAACGCGATCTGCTGGCTGCAGCCTCCGAACGACTACGAGCTGTTTGAGCAGGGCATCGGGCGCCTGCAGCGGCGCGACCAGCCGAACGCCCGCGTCTACTCCTACGAGATCGCGGCCCTCGACACGCTCGACATCGCCGTGCGGGCGCGTCTCGCCGAGAAGAGCGCGGTCCAGACCGACCTGTGGGCGGCGCTCAAGAAATAGGGACTTGACGATAGTTGTGCCAGTATGGCACAACTACCGGACCAACAACGGAGACCTTCCCATGATGTACGCACACTACTGCAACGACAAGACCGTCCGCATCACCGACAGCAACCGCCCGGTCGGCGGTAGCGTCTACCGGGTGACCGGAAAGCGCGAGGCACGCGTCATCGCGGCCCTGTTCGGCGCGCGCTGCTGGAACTTCTGACCCTCACGATCGGAGACCTCCCATGAACATCACCGGATACTGCCCCTTCGGAAACGAGGAAGATGCCCTCGAGGTCCGCATCGAGTTCTCCTACACGCCCGGCGCCGGGCCGACCGGCCCGAGCTACAGCAGCGGCGGCGAGCCCGGCTACGGCGCGGAGATCGAGTTCGTGAGCGCCAAGCTCGTCCACCACGCGCTGCCGGCCAGCCTGCAGCCGTGGCTTGACGAGTGGGCCGCCGACTATCTCGCGAGCGACTACGGTCGTGACAAGGCGATCGACGAGGCCACGTCATGAGGGTCCAGATCCCCGTCTACACCGATCGCTGGATGATGGGCGACCGCTTCGGCGAAGTCGTCAAGACGATCCCGGCCAGCCGCGTCCGTGGCGAGCTGCTCGACAAGTACCGCGTGAAGCTCGACAAGTCGGGCGTCGAGCGGACCTACATCGCCGACGAGTGCGAGATGGTGTCATGACCGACCGCCCATGCCCTTGCGGCTCCAGGCTGCCGGTGCGCGACCTGAACGACGCCCGCGGCATCCTCGTGGCCAGGGTCTGCGATCGTTGCGAGAACAGCAAGCGGCTGCAGTACCGGAACGAGATTTTCACGGATCCCAACTACTGGGCCGACGAGCGGATCAAGGAGCCGGTTCCGTTTGTGCGGCCTTCGACGACACCGCTGCGCGTAGACGCACGCGATCCTGCGTCTGCTGCAGCAACTCGGCCAGGAGCCGATCGATGCTCTCACGGGTAATCAAGCTGCGCCGGCCCGCCTTGATCCAATCGAGGCGAGGACGACTTTCGTACAGGTACGTTCGAGTAAGACCGCTGTAGTCAATGGCGCCACTGATCGTGAGGGCAGCCGGTTCAGGTGGTGTAAGCGTGCGCGTCATGGTCCCTCGTGTTCGACGGTGCATTGTCGGACACGATAGAACACCAGGGGCTGTGCATTAGCCCGAACGCTGCTCGAGAGTTTTCCGCGAGCAGCGTTCTGAAATTACGACTTCCGTCGAGGTTGCGCGGGCAGGACGAATAGGGACGAGCTGGTGTGATGACCAGCTAGCCGGGCACCGTGCCGGCAAAGAGAAGCCCGTTCATCGCGGGTGAAACAGGGCCGGACCCCGGAGGGGTCGCAGGCCAGGCTGCGTCAGGGTCGTAAACGGGGAGGGCGCAAGCCCGCTGAGCCGAGCGACCCACCTGGAGTTATCCACAGATAGCGCTTGACCATAGTTGTGCCAGTATGGCATGACAGTCGGGCGGCGCTGGTGCCGCACTTTTCGGAGACTTCCCATGTACGAGCGCATCCCCTTCCTGCCGGTCACGCCGGCCCCCAACGCCCCCGACTACGTCGTCGAGCGCGACCACGTCCACGCCGACAGCTATCGGTTCCGGTTCACGGTCGTCGGCCGTGGCCTGTTCCCCTTCGACATGCTGCGCTACGAGGGCTGCTTCCCCGCCGACACGCTCAGCGCGCTGCGCATGGACAAGGGCGAGACCCGCGACGAGCGCAAGGCGTCCCGCGAGGTCGTGCTGGAGGTGAGCACCGCGAACAGCCGCTACCTGCCCTGCTTCGACCGCTGGCGGTCCTTCGGCTGGGTCGTGAAGTCGGACGCGTAGATCCTGACGGTGAGAGCCCTCGCGGGGGCTCGATCCGCCAGCACCTGCTGGGAACCACCTACCACGGAGAAGACAATGACCAAGCGTGAAGTTCAGGATCTCGTCGACAAGATCGGCATCGCCAAGGCCACCCTGGCCCCGCAGCTGGAGGCCCTGAAGAGCCTCGAAGCCAAGCTCAAGGCCGAGGGCGCCGGCGCCTACGAGGGCGCGCTCTTCCGGGCCACGGTGAGCGACGTCGAGACCAGCCGCCTCGACATGGACGCCGTCCGCGCCAAGCTCAGCCCGCAGTTCATCCGGGCGAACACGACCGTCTCGCAGAGCGTCAAGCTCTTGGTCAAGGCCAAGGTTCTCTCCGTTCAGAAGGCGGCCTGATCATGAAGAACACCATCAAGGTCGGCGAGCGCGTGCGCGTTCGTCTCGCCGGCACAAAGAACAAGGGCGGTCCGACAGTGTGGATCGTCACTGAACTCTGGGGCGGGTTCCAGTGCATGATCCGCGAGGAAGGCACCGACAACGCGCCACAGCAGTTCGACACTTCGCTTCTGATCAACGTCTAACATAGGGGGTACTGATGGTGACGGCGCCGAACCTCCCACGGCGCCGGATCCACCAGCACCACCCCGCTGGTCACGAGGAGATGACATGGACGTTCTCAGATCCCTCTACACCGTCGGCTGCCTCGTGCGCACGCCCGACGATCGGCACGGCGCCATCTTCGCGTTCGATGCCCGCACCAACGTCGCCAAGATCCAGTTCGGCGCTGGCGGCCCGTTCGCCAATCACCACTTCGCCAAACTGCGCGCCGGCAACGACGAGACCGAGCAGGCCGTGACCGGCTGCGTCACCCGGGACTTCCCCAAGCTGGGCTGGTCGACCGACGATCGCCGCGTGCTGGCGCGACCGGACTACCGCACCGGGAGGATCGGCTGAGCCGCAGAACATGAAGCTTGACGTCCCGATAACCATGCCTTAGAAGCATCACTACCGGATCCCATCCCGGGACCGGCTACCACGGAGACTACCGATGTTCCTCAACGACGAAATGATCCGCTCCAAGGCCCCGTCCGTCTTCGCGACGCACGCCGCCGACAACGTGTCCGAGAAGTACGCCTACCTCCCGACCTTCCAGGCCGTGCGCGACATGCGCCTGATGGGCTTGGAAGTCGTGCAGGTCCGCGAGGGCTTCAAGCGCTCGCCCGAAGGTCGGAACTTCGCCGTCCACGAGCTGCGCATGCGGCGCCCGGGCGACACCTCCCAGGCCCGCGAGCTGGGCGACCTCTTCCCCGAGGTGATCCTGCGCAACAGCCACGACCGCACCAGCGGCTTCGACCTTTCGGCCGGCATCTACCGCCTCGTCTGCAAAAACGGCATGACGATCGCCGATCAGGCCTTCAACGTGCGCCTGCGGCACGTCGGCAAGCATCAGGTCGACAAGCTCTACGCAGGCGTCTCCCAGATCATCGAGAGCTTGCCGCGCGCGATCGAGGTCGCCGACAGCTGGAGCCGGGTGTTCCTGACGTCCGAGCAGATCCGGCAGTTCGCCGATCGGGCGGCCGAGATCCGCGGCAGCTCGCTCATGCTCGACGCCGGTCAGCTGACGCGGTCGCGTCGCATGCTCGACGACGGCACCAGCCTGTGGTCGGTGTTCAACCGAGTGCAGGAGAACCTGACGGTCGGCGGCCTTCGTGGCCAGAACGCCAACGGCCAGCGCCGGCGCCTGCAGGGCATTCGCACCCTGTCGGCCGACGTGGCCCTCAACAAGAAGCTGTGGACGGCAGCCAGCGAGCTGGCGGCCGAAGTGAAGGGCATCTCCGTGGCCTTCGCCTGATCCGCACAGACGGCCCCCGGCGCCGGGAAGCGCTGGGGGCTGTCGCTCTCACTGGAGGAAACAATCATGATCATGCTCAAGATCGCGGCCAGTTTCGGGCTGCTGGCGCTCATGTTCTACGCCATCGCGAAGACGGCCGATGCGGCGACGCCAGACGAGCCAAACCGCGTCAGCGAGATCGCCGCGGTGATCTTCTTCGTGCTGCTCCTGGGCGCCTGTCTCTGCGGCGCGATCGGCATGGTGCTTGTCTAGTCCTATCAACAACCAAAGCAAGGTAATACAATGTCTGAGATCAAAGGTTTTAAGGGCGCACCCAAGTCACGCAGCAGTTCGATGGAGACGCTGATCGTCTCCATCGATCAGGCGAACCAGTGGTGCATCCCACCGTTCCAGCGTCCGCTTCGCGTGAATGCCAAGGTGATGGCGATCGCCGAAGACATGCGCAGCAACGGCGTCGAGATCACCGGCGTGATCACCCTGGGCAAGATCGTCAAAGAGCCGACGATGTGGGTGGTCGACGGTCAGCACCGTCTCGAAGCGTTCCGCATGTCCGGCCTGACCGAAGTGATCTGCGACGTGCGCATCGTCACCTTCGACAACATGGCCGAGATGTCCGACGAGTTTGTGCGCCTGAATAGCGCAATCGCACGGATGCGGCCCGACGACATCCTGCGCGGGCTCGAGCCCTCGACGCCGGCCCTGCAGCGGATTCGGCAGGCGGCGCCGTACGTCGGCTACGATCACGTCCGCCGCGGCGGCGCCTCCGGCCCGACGATCAGCATGAGCGCCCTGTTGCGCTGCTGGACCGGCTCCATGGGCGAGACGCCGGTTGGCAATTCCTCGGGGAAGAGCGCCGGCCACACCGTGGCCACGATGGACCCGGAGGCGGTGCTGCAGCTGCTCGACTTCCTCAACGTGGCGCACGCCGCCTGGGGCCGTGATCCGGAATACTACCGCCTCTGGGGCAATCTCAATCTGACGGTCTGTCTGTGGATGTGGCGTCAGCTGGTGCTCGACAACAAGCGCATCGGGAACAAGCGCACGGTCGTGCTCACGGCGCCGCAATTCAAGCAGTGCCTGATGTCGGTGTCCGCCAATCGCGATTACCTCGACTGGCTGCCGGGTCACAACATGGGCGATCGCGATCGGAGCCCTTGCTACGCCCGGCTGAAGGCGATCTTTGCCAAGCGTCTGCAGGAGGAGTCCGGCGACAACAAGAAGCCGCTCCTGCCGCAGCCGTCGTGGGCGTCGCGATGACCCCCGACCAGGAAGCCATGGGCGCCACCAGTAATCAACAGGAGGACAAGTCGTGAAGTACTACAAGGACACCGTCGATCTTCGAAACAGGCTCACGTTCGAGATCCGCGAGCGCGGACCCGGCGCCGGCAATGACGTCCTGGCGACCACCGACGACAGCGTGTTCGCCGATCGTCTCGTCTACCTTCTCAACGAGGACGAGCTGATCACGCGTTCGATGGCCGAGACCGATGTCATACTCGCGCAGGCGGACACGCTGACCGACGAAGGTCTCGAACGGGCGCTGCGCCGGATTTTTCCGCTATGAACCATCGCCAGTCCCTCGCCGAAAGACGCGCCCGGTCGGCGATCGACCGGGCGCTCGACGTCCGGTCGACGATCGCCAAGCTGCGCGTGAGGGCGCGATCGGAGACGACGAAGACGAAACGGGATCTGTGGCGCGCGATCGCGCGCAAGATCGAGAAGCGCCGGGCGCAGAGCCTGAGCGTCGGCTGGTGGATTTCAAAAGCAGAGGAGATGCTGCGATGACAGATGCCCGCAGGAAGGAGATCAGCTCGCCCGCGCGCCGCGAAGCGCTACATCGACAGGCATCGGAAGACCTCAGAGGGATCGTACTTTGGTACGAGCGCAGCTTGACGTTCGGCTCGATCGCACTCGGCGAGACGGTGTACCGGTTCAAGCCGGGCGTCTGGCGGGTGCTGCCGGATCCGACCAAGTGCCCGCGCTGATCTGGATCCTGACGATCATCGTCGGCTGCTCCTGGCTCGTGTTCTACCAGGGCGCGAGCGCATGGTGGTTCGTGCTGGCGGTCTGCCTGCTGGCTTGACCGGTCCCAGGCCGCAAGCCTAAATGAACGACGCCCGCTGATTGCTCAGCGGGCGTCGTGACCTACCACGGTCTGATCTGCATCACCGGCAAGGACTCGGCAATGAAGCTCGATGATTTTTTCTCGCATATCTTCCCCAATGTCAACCCGGCGACACAAGGTGTTGTTACCACAGCCAGCAAGGGCGACGGCTACCAGTCCAGGCGCTGGCGCCCGGGGCGGCGCATCAACTACGAGAACCTCTACTTCGCCGTCAGCACCGTCCGCGACGCCCCGCGGCAGGATGTGCTCAGCCGCAAGACGGGCGATCTGGTGGCGACATGGGTGTGCGGCCTCGACGACGTCGGCACGAAGGTCGACAAGTCCCGCATCAAGCTCAAGCCCAGTTTCAAGATCATCACCTCTCCCGGCAACGAGCAGTGGTTCTACCGCTACGATCGGCCGATCGAGCCCGGGCAGCATGCAGCCCTCATGGAGGCGATCGCCGAGGCCGGGCTGACCGACAAGGGCGCCATCCGGGCCGACCGGATCCTGCGCGTGCCCGGCTCGATCAACACCAAGTACGACACCCCCTTCACCGCCGAGCTGGTCGACGCCGACTGGGGCCTGACCTACAGCTGGACCGAGATCGCGATCGGCCTGGGCGTCACCGTAGGCGCGCCCAGGGAGGCCGGCACGCTGCCGCCGGCGCTCGGGGAGGGCGAGGTCGACCCGCTCTACGAATGGCTCGTGACGGCCGGCATGGTCTTCGGGGGGCCCAACCCGCGGGGCTGGTACGCGATCAGGTGCCCCTGGCGTCACTTGCACACCGGCGACGTCGATCACGGCACAGACTACTTCCCAGGAAAGCCCGGCGGCTTCAAATGCTTGCATGGCCACTGCACAGATAAGACGACCTCGGACCTTCGGGCCTACGCCATCACGCAGGGTGCCAGGATCGAGCAGGTACAGCCCGAGCGGATTGCCGCCCTGGCGACGATCCTGAGGCCGCTGCGTGATGCTCTGCCGCCCGGGACGGCCGGAGGCCCGCCGGCGCCGGAAAGGCCTCCTGCGGGCCTCGCAGGGCGACTGGCGGCGCACATCAGGAACCTCGAGTTGTGGCCGGCCATCCTGCCCGATGCCGACCGCACGCCGGCCGATGCCGTCAACATGCGGCAGGCCACCACGATGGCCCGGGTCGAGCACGTCATGTCGGTGGTGGGCATCCGTGTGAAGCTGAACGTGATCAGCCAGCAGATCGAAGCCCATCTCGAAGGCTTCGACGGCGCTTTGACATCAGAGGATGTTCTCGGCCTGCTGCACCACGCATGCGTTCGTTGCGGTATGCGAGAGAAGGAGGCCATCCGCGAGGCCCTCGTGCTGGCTGCCCAGAACGCCAAATACAGCCCTCTTATCAACTGGATAGAGGCCACACCCTGGGACGGCCGATCGCGCCTGCGGGAGCTGTATGACAGTGTCATCATGCAAGATCCCGCGATGAACCTGTGGCGTGACATGGCGATACGGCGCTGGCTGATCCAGGGCATCGTGGCTTGGCGCAACTGGGACACGCTCACGCCGCAGCAGGTTTCGATGTGCCTCGTGCTGCAGGGTCAGCAGGGCCGGAACAAGAGCAAGTGGTGCAAGGCCCTCCTGCCGGCCGGATGGGTGACGATCGGGGCCTCGCTGCGGCTGGATGCCGCCAATGAGCGAGACGTGGTCAAGAAGGCCACACGCACCCCGATCACCGAGCTGGGCGAACTCGATGCCACGTACAAGAAATCGGACACGGCCGCCCTCAGGAATTTCCTGAGCACCGAGGTCGACACCTATCGGCTGCCATATGGCCGCACCGAGACCGAGGCGCCGCGCTGCACGAGCTTCGTGGCGACGGTCAACCCGAAGGCCTTCCTCGTCGATCAGACGGGCGAGAGGCGCTTCCTACCCCTGGCCGTGGAACGGTGCAACGAGCGACACGGCATCGACCTGCAGCAGCTGTGGGCGGAAGTCGCCCAGATCGAGGAGCAGCACTGGCTGACCGATGAGGAGGCACGTTGGCACGCCCTGGCGTCCAAGACCCACAAGGCGATCGGCGAGCTGTCGCATGTGCTGGAGGATATCGAGGTCAGGGTGGGCGCGACGCCAAACAAGGATAGTTGGCAGCACGTCACGCCTCACGAGATCCTGTCGCGATACCTGATCCGGCCGTCACCCAAGACGTTTGGCGATCTGTCGACGGCTCTCGAGTTCGCCGGGTACGGCTTGGTGGCGGTCAAGGGGCGTCGAGGGTATCGCCTGCCAAATCTTAATGCTCCGCTGACGAGCGCCCAGCAGGCAGGCCTGAAGCTCATCATTCCGCCCCAAAAGTAGGGTGCAGAAGAGCTGGGGTGCAGCAGCTCTGCTGCACCCCAAAAACTCAATCAGAGATGCATTAAAGCCCTATAGATGCAGTAATGCACTAAAAACCCTGGGAGGGTAGTTATATATGGGGGGTATAGGGGATATAGGCTGGTGGGGGTTATATAGGAGCTTGCTGCATCTCGGACCCCTTCGCGCGGGTAAAATGCACGCCCGCTTGAAAAGACGGGGGTGCAGCAGAGCCTGCTGCATTAGTACATAAGTGGAACTACTTTTTGTTTTTTAACTTAACGCTAATCTGCTTGCGTGGATGGCGTTGCTGTGGCACAAAGTAGGCCTACCACGGAGGTTCTTCATGAACGACATGCTCAACGACCGCCTCGACGACATCTTCGGCGAGGATCTCGCCCCCGCCGCCCAACCCAAGGCCCTGCCCCAGGACGAGGCTGCGGTTCGCATCCGCGCCATGACCTTCGACGAGGTCTGCCCGAAGTGCCGCGGCACCGGCAGCTTCATCGGCTACAACGGCCGCCGCCTCGGCGAGTGCTTCACCTGCAAGGGCGCAGGCAAGCGCAGCTTCAAGACCGCTCCCGCCGTCCGCGCCGCCGCCCGTGATCGTGCTGCCGCGGCGCCGGTCAACCGCTGGGACGCCTTCAAGGCCGCCCACCCGGCCGAGGCCGCCTTCATGGACGCCAAGATCGCCGACGAGCGCTGCCCGCTCGGCTACCGCGATCTGCTGACGTCGCTGCGCACGGCTGTCGGCAAGTACGGCGACATCACCGGCAAGCAGATGGCCGTCGTGCAGTCGGGTGTCGAGCGCGAGGAGGCCTTCAAGGCTCGTCGTGCGCAGGGTGCCGCCGCCCGCACCGAGGCGGCCCCTGTGGTCGACGTCTCGAAGCTGGCGGCAGCGTTCGCCGCCCGCTCGGCCGCCGGCGCCAAGGTTGCCAAGCTTCGCTTCGTCGGCGTGACGCTCTCGCTGAAAGACGCGAGCACGATCTACGTCAAGTCGACTGACCGGAAGGTCGAGGGTAATTTCGGCCTCACCAACGAGTACCTCGGCAAGATTGTCGACGGGCGCTTCCTCGCCGCTCGCGCCTGCCAGGCGGGCGACATCGTCGCGCTGCAGGCGGCCGCTGCGGATCCTCTCGCCGCTGCCGTCGCCTACGGCCGCGCGACGTCGACCTGCAGCTGCTGCGGCCTGGGGCTCACCAACGCGCTCAGCGTCGAACTGGGCATCGGCCCGATCTGCCGCGACAAGTGGGGGTTCTGATGGCAACGAAGACCAAGGACTGTGTCGAACTTGAGCGTCTTCTGTTCGAGCTGGACATCACCAACAACGAGGCCGCCTGCGCCGCAGGCGTTACGGTGCAGACGGTGTATCGGTGGCTGCGAGACGCGGCGCCGATCCCCAAGTCGGTCCTGCGCATGTTGCAGCTGATGTTGCAGATCAAGGGCACCGAGAACATGATCAGGGTGCAATGGTGCTCCCCGCCAACCAAGGAGGCGACAGATGACTGAGCGCTGGAAAGGAGCCACATCATGAGTGCGCTAAAAGAGGGCCTTACCTTGGCGCTTATCCTGATCGCGCTGGGCTGCCTGCTGATCCTGGCGTCAGCTGCGGCCGGCGCCGGCACGCTTGTGCGCGAGAGCGGATACCAGATCCACATCCACTACACCAAGCCGGTCGACGTGGCTTGGCGCACGATCGGGCCGCCCTTTGCCACGAAGCAGCTGTGCGAGGACATACGCACGTCGATCATGCTTGAGTTCCTGCACGATCGCGTCGTCTGCAGGTATGTCGACGAATTATGGTCTAAGTGAGCATAACGACATGGACTTCACGCACAAACAGCAGCAATTCATCGACGCGTATGTCGCCGACGCTAACGCAACGAAGGCTGCGATCGCTGCCGGCTACAGCCCGAAGAGTGCTCACGCGCAGGGTCATCGACTGCTGAATGATGCTGAAGTGCGCGCAGAGATTGAGCGTAAGCGTACTGCGATCAGCAAGAAGGTGCTCGGAAAATACGAGGTGACGCGCGAACGAATCGTCGAGGAACTGGCGAAGCTCGCGCTCAGCAACATGAGCGATTTCACGAGCTTCGATGCCGGCGGCAATCCCGTGCTCGATTTCAGCGACGTCAATCGCGATCAGATGGCCGCGGTACGTGAGATCACGAGCGAGGTCTACACCGAAGGTCGAGGTGAAGACGCTCAGCAAGTGAAGCGCACGAAGTTCAGCCTGTACGACAAGCGCGCGGCGTTGATGGATCTCGCGAAGCTCGAAGGTCACGTCGTCGATCGTCAGCAGTTGAGCGGCCCAGGCGGCGGACCGATCCAGACGATGAACGCGCATGTCGTGAGCGCCGCAGATCTCTCGCCTGAGAAGCGCGCGATGCTTCGTGCGGCGCTCGAAGGTATGGAGGATGACGACGCTTCATAGTGATGCTATAGCTAACGCCGCTAGTCAGAGGAGATTTGCAATGTATCGCGACAAGCCTGTTATGTATCACGAACACGATCGTGATACGCCACTTGTGCGAAAGATGTTCGCCGCGGATCTCGGGCCGAAGATGGCTCGGAAATATCGTGGCCAGCCTGAAGAGCTGGTGGGCTTGCCGCCTCGTCGGGTCATACGCAACGCGCCGCGCCGCGTGATGACAGCGGGAGATCTTGGGTTGCATCTTTTGCGCGATCCTTACGATCCGGTGTTCTCGATTTCTGGTTTGCGTGTGCCGCGACTGGACATTAAGAAACTGCGCGCCCTCACGAGTCGCTACGCGTACATGTCCATTACACCTGAAGTTCGCGCGAAGGCGCGCGATGAGAGGCGCGCGACGAAAAGGTTCATGCGTACAACAGCCGGCATCGCGGCCAAGCAGGCCATGCGAAATGCGGTGGCCCGCATGGTTCGTGCTGGTGAGGTTACAAACAGATGACTGGGCGCTGGTACGTCGTGTGCGACGAGTACGCGATCGATCCGCATCCGGACGAGAGGATCTGGACGCTGTCGCGAGATCCGGCGAAGGCTGGTTGGGAAACCGATGGTGGTTGTCCTGGTTACGGGATGCTGAAGGCCGACGCGGAGGAACTGGCGACCGCGGCCAATCTCGACGTGGAGGGACGCTGATGCATGCCGTTCACCACACCGCCGAGATCCTGCGACAGAAGGGGCGTCCGATTGACGGCGTCACCGAGTGCGGCGTCAGGATGCGGGCGAGAGACGAGGCCTGGACGCGCAAGTTCGGCGGGCACACGATCGACAGCGCTGAGAGATGGGCGCCCGTCACATGCCCTGGCTGCCTGCAGAGGAGAGTGAGCGATGGCAATTAATATCAGTGCCCTTCGTGATGTATTCATGGCGAGCGTGGCGGCGCTTGAGAAGCGCGAACGAACGCCGGAGAGTCGTGCTGAACTGGTCGCTGAGTATCGTGCGGAAGCAAAGCGCTTGCGATCGACGACGGGCATCGGGCTGTACAATCAGGCAGGCGGCACCATGAATACGCACGTCGCGCCCCCTGCCGAACTGGCGCGTCGCGCGCGGGAGCGGGCGGATAAGTTGGAATGCCGCGCCCGTGAGCTGGCCGCGATCAAGGGGATCTACGAACCGTGGATGGCCTATGCTAGGCGATAAGCAACGCGCCGAGCTAAAGCGCAAGCTGGCCGACATGATGGAGCCGGCGCTGCTCGCGTCGCTCAATCGTTTCAGTCTTAACTATGGAGCGCTGCGCACGGAATACGTCGCGCTCCTGGCGTTCATTGACAAGGAGCTGTAGCGGCACCATAGTTGACGATTACGAGATCTGAGGAGAGATCATGCGGACCGTGTACCCTCGCGATCCTGACGACCCCCGCGTAACGCCGTACGCTTTGGCCACCAAATTAGCGGAGATCGATGCCGCGCCGGATCTTTTGAACCTGATCGCCAAGATGCGTGTGATGGTTGCGACGCGCGATGTCGTAATGGATGACGTGCTATACAAGGCGGGGGTTATGCTGCTGGCGGGCCCTGCGTCCAAATTGCCGTCGAGCTTCGTGCCGTCGGGAACGATCACCGCCCGCCGTATGTGTGCCGAAATACTGATCATGAAGAGCGCGCCCGTGATCACGTTGGGCGGTGACAATCACGAGGTGAACTGATGGACAGATGCAAGAGGAGCACGACAATGGATAACAGCACGGCGTTCAAGGAGTGGCTCGACACGCCCGAGGGCAAACGTCATGCCACCGGACAGGTCGAGAGCATGCAGGCGGTGTTTGCCGCGGGTCAACGTGCCGGCGCTGCTGCGGGTCGCCGTGCCGACGAACCGATCGACGGCGGCGCACTGGCCGAGCGTCTTGCGCAGATGGACCTATCGAAGATGTTCGATATGGAGAAGATCAGAGAAGCGCTCGGCAAGTTGCCGAAGACCTACCGTGGCTGACCAACTCATCCTGCCCGACGGCGTCGCCACCATGGTCGGCTACGATGATTGCATCATCGGCATCTGCGAACGGTTCGGCCAGGAGCCCATCGTCGCGTACGATCGCGCCAAGGTGATCGCCAAGCTGATGGAGGACGGCATGACCGAAGAGGATGCCGAGGAGTTTTTCTCGTTCAACCAGATCGGCGCGTGGTGGGGCGAGACGACACCTTGCTTCATTACGCTCGGCTTAGTTTCACAGGAGAAGTCATGAACGAAGAGACCAGAGACGCCATCAAGCGCGTCCAGACGCACGCCCAGGGCCTGATCACGGGCAACGCGCCGCATCAGGTGCCGCACGGCCAGGATCTGCTGGCGGTCTGCGAGGTGGCGCTTGATAACAGCCTCGACGAGATGGTCGCCAACAAGACGGGCAAGCCCGGCAAGGCGCGGGCTGTTGACGCCAAGGCCAAACAGGTGTCATAGCCGCATCAGCAAGGAGGCACCATGATCGGATCCCAACTGGCGTTCTCGCCCACGATCTCTCGCGGGCAGTACATCCGCGACCTGTTCAACCCCGAGCGCACGCGCTTCCTGCTGGCGCGGCGATCGAGACCATCGGCCGAGGCCGACGCCAACGCGATCCTTGACGCGCTCGTCGCCTGGGACGAGACGCAGAAGGACGCCAACACGCACCAGCTCTCGGTGCGCTACAACGAACTGCTGGACGGTGCCAGATGATAGGTTCTGGGGAGGGCGCGAATAGCGGCACAGTAAACGGTGAGGCATTCAGACCGAACGTCTGCCGCCAGACGCTGGAGACCGCGATCGAACTGACGAGCGGCGATCGTGCCAAGCAGCATGGCGACAAGCGCACGAACCACCAGAACATCGCCGACCTGTGGAACGCCTACCTGGGCTTTCCCGTCCAGCTGACGGCGCAGGACGTGGCGCTCATGATGGTGCTGCTCAAGGTCGCCCGCACCAAGAGCGGATCGAAGAACCCGGACAATTTCGTCGACATGGCGGGCTATGCCGGCGTTGCAGCGGAGATCGCAGATGGTGAATAGCTACGAACGCATACCGCCGACAGCGGCTGAGCACGCGAAAGCCTACCGCCAGGGCGAGTTCCTGCGGCGCAATCATCACCTGATCAGTCCGTGGATGTACACGCCCGAGCAGAGCGCCGCGCGCAATCAGGCGCTCTTCCTGATGCACTGGGACATGGCCGTGATCGCACAGAGGCCCTCTAGCGGCTGAAAGTACTTTCAGGTACTTTCGAAGACATGCCCCTGATTGAGTGGAACGGACGACTGATTGATCGCGACGCGCAGCTGCGCGAGCTTGATCGTGCCGATGCCGAGGAGAGCCTGGGCTTCTTCTTCAAGAAGGCCTGGAAGTACATCGACCCGGCGACGCTGGTGGATGGTTGGATCCTCGACGCCCTGGCCGAGCATCTCGAAGCCGTTGTCGATGGCGAGATCAAGCGTTTGCTGATAAACATGCCGCCTCGCTGCCTGAAGAGCAGCCTATGCAGCGTCGCCTTCCCCGCATGGGTCTGGGCGCAGGAGCACGAGAGCCCGACGAGCGGGCCGGGCGTGCCGATCGTGAGCGGATCCTACGCCTTCAAGCTCAGCGTTCGAGATAGCGTGAAGTGCCGGCGCCTGATCGCCAGCCCCTGGTACCAGAGCCTGTGGGGCCATCGCTACAGCCTGCTCAGTGACAGCAACCAGAAGGTTCGCTTCGGCAACACCAGGGGCGGCGAGCGCATCGTGACCGCGGTCGACGGCGGCATCACGGGGGAAGGCGGCAACATCATCATCATCGACGACCCGAACAACGCCAAGGAAGTCCTGAGCGAGGCCACGATCGAGGCCACGAACGAGGACTGGTGGGACGGCACGATGAGCACGCGTCTCAACGATCCCAAGACGGGCGCCTTTATCGTCGTGCAGCAGCGCCTGGGCGAGGCCGACCTCACCGGCCACATTCTGAGCAAGCCTGACGGCGCCGAGTGGACGCATCTGATGCTGCCGATGGAGTACGAGCCGCAGCGATCGTTCACGACCAGCATCGGCTGGGAAGATCCGCGCGAAGAGCCCGGCCAGCTGCTATGGCCCGAGCGCTTCGGGGTCAAGGAGATCGCGACCCTGAAGTCGGCGCTGGGCTCGTGGCGCGCGGCAGGCCAGCTGCAGCAGAGGCCCGAGCCTGCCGGCGGCGGCATCATCAAGCGCGAGCACTGGCAGCTGTGGCCGCCCGAGGGCGAGCCGACCGACAACTTCGGTCGCATCATCAAGCCCGCGGCGTATCCTCCGATGGACTTCATCCTAGCGTCGCTCGACACCGCCTTCACCGAGAAGACGATGAACGACGAGAGCGCGCTCACGATCTGGGGCGTGTTCAGCGGCGACACCGTGGCGCGCGACCTGAAGACGTCCGGCACGACGACCTTGCGCGTGACCGGCGAATCGAGCGCGCGTGTGATGCTGATGCATTGCTGGCACGGGCGCCTGGAGATCCACGAGCTGGTCAAGAAGGTGAACTCTCTTTGCCGCCGCGGTGCCGGAGGCTACAACGTCGACAAGCTCATCATCGAGAACAAGGCGAGCGGGCACAGCGTGGCCCAGGAACTGCGGCGCCTGTTCTCGATCGAGGGCTATGCCATCCAGCTGAACGATCCGGGCAACGTCGACAAGCTGGCGCGCCTCTACTCGGTGCAGAATATCTTCGAGGAGGGTCAAGTCTTCGCCCCTGAGAGACAGTGGGCAGAGGACGTGATGGCCCAGTGCGGCACCTTCCCGAACGCAAAGCACGATGATATCGTCGACACCGTGAGCCAAGCCCTTCGACACCTTCGCGACATCGGCCTGATCGTCCGGCCCGAGGAGCGCCTGCGCGAACTCGACGACAACATGAAGTTCATCGGGCGCGACCCCCGGCCTCTGTACCCGTCGTGAGACCGCGTCTCCAGGCGATCGTGGACTACATCGGGCCCGTGATCGGCCATCCGCTGCTGGCGTGGTGGAAAGTCACGGTAACAGAGGCTTTTCCGGGCACCGGGAGGGGTCTCTATACGATCAAGGCGTCTTCGGATAACATGGCGGCTCAGGAAGGTCTGCGCCGGCTCACCGTCGAGCTGGAGAGGCCCGCACCAACGGTACACTGACCATGTCCCTTGCCACGGGCGCCAATATCCGCCTCCAGGGCGTCAACGATGACGACAAGGCCGTCCAGATAACGGAAGGCCTTGGCGCCGGCGCGCCCGACGAGGGGCCCGAGGCCGACGAGAACGGCGACATCCCGACCTACGACGACAAGAACAACATCATCAAGATCGACCATGCCGACGGATCGGTCACGGTCAGCATCAATGGCAAGCCGATCCAGACCGCCGGCGGACCGGACATCCCGAAGGGCTGGTACGAGAACATCGCCGACAGTCTGGACGATGCCGTCCTGGGCGCCCTGTCCGACGACCTGATGAGGGGGATCGATGACGACATCCGAAGCCGGGCCGAGTGGCTCGAACAGCAGGCCGAAGGCATCAAGCTCCTCGGTCTCAAGCTCGAAAGTGTCCCCGCTGCTTCCGGTGACGCGAACACTGCTGGCGGCGTCGAGGGGACAAGCAAGGTCCGACACCCCCTTCTTCTCGAAGCATGTCTACGATTTCAGGCCAACGCCCGAAGTGAACTACTGCCTACGGATGGGCCCGTCAAAATTAGAGACGACAACAACAACGGCAACGCCAGCGACGATCAGATCGCCGAATGCCTCGAGACGGATTTCAACCACTACCTGACGAAGACGGCGCGGGAATACTATCCCGACACCGACCGCATGCTGCTCATGCTGGGCTTCGGCGGCATGACCTTCAAGAAGGTCTATTTCTGTCCGCTTCGGAATCGGCCGGTCAGCGAGACGGTCAAGGCATCCGACCTGATCGTGAACGACAGCGCGACGGATCTCGACAACGCCAAGCGCGTCACGCACCGCATCGACATGACGCCGTCCCTGCTGAAGCGCATGCAGCTGCTCGGCATCTATCGTGACATCGACCTGGGCACGCCGATGCCGCCGACGACGAATGCGCTCACCCAGGCCGAGCAGGACCAGCAGGGCAAGACCTCCCCGGGCGGGCGCCCGGAAGATCGCGATCACGAGATCTACGAGTGCTACTGCGAGGCCGACATCCAGGGCTTCGAGTTCAAGTGGAAGGGCAAGGCATCCGGCCTCGAAGTGCCCTGGCGCGTCACGATCGACGTGTCGTCGAAGAAGATTCTGTCGATCGTGCGCAACTATCCGAAGAGCGCCGGCCTGCCGGAGAAGCGTCGCACGTTCGTGAAGTACACCTTCGTGCCGGGCTTCGGTTTCCACGACATCGGCCTGCTGCACATCCTGGGCAACACCACCAACGCCATCACCGCGGCATGGCGCGAGCTGCTCGACCTCGGCATGTTCGCCAACTTCCCGGGCTTCGTCTACTCGAAGCAGGCCGGGCGCCAGAACACGACCATGTTCAGGATCCCGCCGGGCGGCGGCCAGGGCTTCGACACGCAGGGCATGCCGATCACACAGGCGATCATGCCGCTGCCGTACGGCATGCAGCATGCGCCGGCCATGATGACCCTGGTCGACAACATGGCGCAGACCGGACAGCGCCTGGGCGGCACGAGCGAGGCCATGGTCGGCGAGGGCAGCACGCAGGCGCCTGTCGGCACGACGCTGGCCATGATCGAGCAGGCCCAGCAGTTGGTGAACTCGGTCCACAAGCGCCTGCACACGGCCCAGTCCGAGGAGTTCGAGCTGCTGGCGCAGTGCTTCCGCGAGAACCCGGACAGCTTCTGGCAGTGCAACAAGAAGCCGGCGAAGCAATGGGATCAGGAGACGTTCCTGAAGGCTCTCGAGGACTGCAACCTCGTGCCCCAGGCCGATCCGAACACCGCCAGTCACACCCAGCGCATCGTCAAGGTCGGCATCCTGAAGCTGATGCAGCAGGCCAGCCCGACGCTGTACGACCCGATCGCCGTCGAACGGCTGGCCCTGCAGACGCTGGGCTTCAACAACCCCGAACAGCTGATGGCGCCGCCGTCGGCCATGAACAAGCCGCCTCCCGAGATGCAGGAGAAGCTCGCAAAGGCACAGGTCGAGAAGCAGAAGGCCGACGCCACGACGCTCACGGCGCAGACCAACGCGAAGGCGCTGGAGCAGAAGAGCGGTCTCGCTGCTGGAGAGTTCCAGCTCAAGAAGGAGACCACCGAGCAGGAGCAGGGCCTCGCATCGGCCAAGTTCGGCATGGACGCGCAGCTGGCCGCGGGCGAGCTGAAGACCAAGACGCAGGACCAGCTCATGAAGGAACGCGTGCAGTTGATCGACCTTGCCCAGAACATCGCCGTTCACCCTGAGAGCGCCGCGCTGATCGAACCTCTCGTGCGTCCCGCCTTCGAGGACGTGAAGCGTAAGCAGGAAAAGATCGATGGACAGGAGTAAGGCGGCGCGCGCTGCGCTGATGACGGCACGTCCGAAGCGTGCCGACGGCGGCGCTGCCGAGGCGCAGCGGCCCCCGGACGCCTACTTCGGCGACCTCGCAGTGGGTACATATCCGCCGCTAAACTTCGAGAACCTTATCAAGTCAGGCGCGGCGCGCATCACACAGCCGGGCGACGGTCGGGGCGGGCATACCGCGAGCGACGATCCCGAGCAGTGGTCGCTGGTGAGCCACGCCAACGATACCTCGCCCGACAGCGTGACCCGATCGTGGCCCGATAAGTCAGCCAGCTACGAGAATGCGGCTAGGGTATTGAACGAGCCGGGCGCGCTGTATGACGGGAAATACCGGCAGCTGGTGTGGTCCGCGCAGCAGCGCGGCATGCCTGCGAGGGACATCTACCTGCCGTCTGCCTACCAGCAAACCGACACCGCCTACGCCGACGGTGGTGCGGTCGACGCCCAGCAGCCCGACCTGAACCAGCAGGGTCTCTACAGCCACGCTGCGCGGATCGCGCAGACGGCCCTGCAGAAGCAGGCACCGCCCGCCCAGGTCAAGGCGACGCTTCTCAACAAGGGCGTGAAGCCTGACGAGATGAAGTGGAGTGGCTTCGACGAGAAGCTCGGCAACAAGCCGATGGTGTCTCGCGACGAGGTCGCGCAGCACTTCAAGAGCAACCTGCCGAACGTGCAGGAGACGACGCTCGGCAATGAGGCCCCTCGCGGTCGAGAAAACGAAGATGGCTGGTCGACAACCAAGTTCAATGAGTACACGCTGCCCGGCGGCCAAAACTACCGCGAGCTGTTGCTACATCTGCCGCGAAAAGAGCCAAGTCACGCGGAGGCGGAAGCCAGCGCGCGCGAACGCTTCTCTGCCGCCGGTCCGTGGGAAGCGTTGCGGCCCGAACACCAAGCGCAGTACACGGAACGCGCGCGTCGTGCGATGACAGTGCAAAACGATCAGTACAAATCCCCCCACTGGAACGAGCCCAACGTGCTCGCGCACCTGCGCATGAGCGATCGCAAGGGCCCGAACGGCGAGAAGATCCTGCACCTCGAAGAGATGCAGAGCGACTGGGGTCAGGCTGGACGCGAACACGGGTATAAACTAACGCCTCAAGAAAGCGCAGAGAGCGAGGCACTCAAGCAGAAGGCTTTGGATCTCGGCGGCATTGTAAAACTCTCGCAGGCAGACCGCGCGCGCTGGGAGGAACTGGGGAAGAAATTTGAGAATGTCGACGCGGTTCCGCACGCGCCTTACGTCGACAGCACCGCCAAGTGGACCGACCTCGGTCTGAAGCGGGCGCTCTACGAGGCGGCCAAGGGCGGCTACGACAAGCTCGTGATCACGCCGGGCGAGGAGCAGGCGAAGCGCTACGACCTGTCCAAGCACATCGAGGAACTGAGCGCGCATAGCTACCCGTCCGATCCAGAGAATTTTACTATAGGTTTCAAACCTCACGGCTCGAATGATTGGCAGAATGCCAGTGAAGACACACTTCACCGCACCAAGCTTGCCGAGCATGTCGGAAAGGATTTAGCCGAACGTATTTTGAAAGATCGCGCGGCACACGACCCCGCTCGCGGCGCGTTCAATAAATCCTATAGAGGCCTCGACCTCAAGGTCGGCGGCGAGGGCATGAAGGGCTACTACGACAAGATCCTGCCGACGGCGCTGCAGAAGCTGGCGAAGAAGCACGACCCCGAGGCCGAGGTGAAGCTGCACGAGCACCCGGTCAAAGTCGAACCCGACATGGCCAAGATAAACGACGAAGATGTTCGACAGCACCACGAGCTGTCGCAACGCGTGTGGAGTAGCCTGTCCAATAGAGAACGTCTTGACTACATGAACGAGTACGCCCGCGATAACGAACATGCAGCCAAGCTCCACTCCCTCGACATCACGCCCAAGATGCGCGCCAGCATCCTGAAGGGCCAGCCGGCTTTTGCCAGAGGAGGTTCCGTGCGTTCCAGTTTTGCAGACGGCGGTGCGCCGCCCTCCATGGGTCACAACGGCGGCCCACCGATGGACCCCACCGTGAGCCGAGCGCTCGACCTGACATCTCTCGCCCAGCCGCGCAGTCCGATCGCGCAGGCTCAGGCGACGCTGCGCAACATCACGACGCAGCCGACCGAGGTCGGCAAGACCAGCGTGAAGTCCCTGTCGGATGCGTTCGACAAGGGCATCTCCGAACACATGTCGTTGAAGCCCGCCGATCGCATCGCCAACAGCAAGCGCGCCGCGGACTCGCTTGGTTCACACATTGGCCGCCTGCAGAACGGCCGGCCGGTGCCGCTGCTCACCAAGAACGCCAAGCTGCTGAAATCGGAGACCGGCTACGGTGATGAGGCCCCGGTGCAGCTGCCCGATGGGCGTGGTGTGGAGACCACGGGGCTCGCCCTGGCGCCGGCGTACCAAGAGGGCAAGTTCACGACCTGTCCCAACTCGGCCTCGTGCAAGGCCGAGTGCCTCGGCAAGACCTCGGGCAACTACTTCAAGGTCGGCGGCGGCAAGGATCTTTCGGCCTTCAAGGGTCCGCGCCTCAACAGCCTCAAGAAAACGATTGGCATGTTGCGCGATCCCGAGAACTTCGCCGTGCGCCTCAACGACGAGATCGAGTCGGCCAAGCGCGAGGCCGCGATGAACGGCAACCACCTCGGTATCCGGCTCAACGTGCTGTCGGATCTTAGCCCGCGCATCCACAAAGCGATCATCGAGAACCATCCCGACGTGACGTTCTACGACTACACCAAGAACAACACGAACCCGATCGCGCCGAACCACCACTACACCTATTCGTCGACCGGCGTGTCGCAGGATGGCGTCGACAACCCGCACAGCAACTGGAAGCAGATGCGCAAGCGGCTCGACACCGGCTCGAACGTCGCCATGGCGTTCAGCGATCGCAACCACCTGCCCGAGATGGTTCACGACGAGGAGACCGGCAAGCACTACAAGGTCGTGAACGGTGACAAGCACGACTTCCGCCCGCTCGACATCCAGCCGCAAGGCGCCGACGGCGTGATCGTCGGCCTCAAGAACAAGAAGGCCACCGGCACGACCGAGAACGCGCACATCGACTCGAAGGGTTTCTTCGTGAAGTATGACCCGCAGCTGCAGAAGAACGCCAAGGGCACCTACGAACGTGGCGAGAGCGTCGGTCTGCGCAAGGACGGCAAGCCGATGCTGGGCGACACCATCCCGACCAACACCACCGTCACGATCAAGCGGCAGAACAACGCGCCGCCGATCAAGACGAACGACACAGGGAGTCGGTCATGACCCGCCCCAAGCTCGACATCGACGACTTCTACGCCCAATTCCACAACCACGAGCACTATCAGCACTACGAACCGGGCGAGCACCGCCCGGAATGGTGGGAACTGGGCCGTCCGACCCGCGCCACAGGTGGCCCGGTCTTCCGCGCGTCTGCCAAAGATGGTAAAACTACCCATCCAGCCAATGGGAAGTCGATCGTCGACCGCGCCCTGCAGCTCGTTGCATCCAAGGGAGCAACCCGATGAGTGAAGCCTCCAAGTCTGCCCGCGCGGCCATGCGCGCCAAGGCGAAGCGCCTGTCCAGCAGCTCGGGGGCCGGCAAAGTCGACGCCTCCAGCTGGTCGCCGCCGGCGCCGCCGCTCAATTCGACCAAGAAGACCGGCATGCGGCCGGTCTCGCCCCGCACCTACAAGTACGGCGGCAAGATCCAGGGCGATCGGGGGCCGAAACGGGCCGACAAGGCCCCTCGCAAGGGTGAGGGTGGCGGCATTGGTCCGCTCGACGTGATGATGCCCCTGGTATCGCTCGGCAAGCGTGCGGTGGACGGCGGCAAGGGCCTGAAGACGGGCGGTCGAGCCAACGTCGCCGACGAGATGTCGACGCGGGACACCAAGCAGGCCAACCGCGACAAGTTCGGCAGCCCCCACATCGGCGGCATGAAGAAGGGCGGCAAGATCCGCAAGGCTGACGGCGGCAGGGCGGACCCCAATGCGCCGATGACGCCCCATCAGCTGGCCAACTTCAAGATTATGGAGGGGCAGGCCGGCAAGGAGCCGATGACGAAGGACGTGTCCACCACGCCGCTCGGCCCGTCCGGCCGCCGTGTCGCGCAGCCGTATCGCAAGGGCGGCAAGGCCCACAGCGACGCTGCCGAAGACAAGGCCATGATCAAGAAGATGGTCAAGCCGACGGCCATGAAGCGCGATGCCAAGTGCGCAGGTGGCCGGATGGCCAACGGTGGCGGCATCCCGGGCGACGCCCCGACGCAGGGCTACGAGAAGGACAAGAGCGCCACCGACGCCAGCCGCGGCAAGACCGGCAAGAAGTCCGGCGGTTCGGTCGCTGGCGGCGAGCGTCCGACGGGTGATCGGATCCCGCGCCAAAGCGGCGGCCGCACCAAGGGCAAAACCAACATCAACATCATCGTGAACCCGAACAAGGCCGGCGACGACCAGCAGATGCAGCCGGGTCCGGTCCGTCCGCCCATGATGCCGCCACCGCCTCCCCCGCCGCCGCCCCAGATGCCGCCGCCCGGAGGCCCGCCTCCTGGCGCACCGCCGCCCAACATGATGCCGCCGTCGATGATGGCGGGCGCTGGCGGACCGCCGCCGCCGATGCGTGCCCGAGGCGGTCGCCTGGGCATGAACAGGATCGGCGGCTCGGGCGGTGGTCTCGGCCGCCTGGAGAAGGCCAACCTTCGCTAGTAGCGCGCGGTCGTCTGGCTTGGCGACCTTGCGATACAGAGCCCCCGGCGCAACGGCTCCTCCCAATGCGCCGGGGGCTCACCCCTACAGATCCGAGGAGGGATCATGTCCGCGCTCACGTTCAATCAGGCGCTCGAGGCCGAAACGGTCAAGCGCATCGACGAAGCCGTCCAGAACTCCAAGAACACTCTTGCTGCCGGACAGTTGCCAGACCACGCAACGTACCGGTATCATGCTGGCGTCATAAAGGGCATGGAAGACGCCAAGGAAATTCTCCAGGCGACCCTGAGGGACATCCAACGAGTGTGAGGAGACACAATGGCAGTGATGGCGATGAAGCACGACAAGGATCCGCGCGTCGAGATCCTTGAGAAGATCGGCAAGCTCGACGATTTCTCGGTCTACAACAACATGTGTTTGGTTGCGGTATATGAGAGGCCCGAGCAGACCAAGGGCGGCATCCTGCTGACGCAGACGCAGCGCGCCGAGGACAAGTACCAGGGCAAGGCCGCCCTGATCGTCAAGACCGGCCCGGTTGCGTTCGAGGCGGCGAACGGATACTTTACCGAAGGTGGACCGGCTGTTGGGGACTGGATTGCGATCCGTCCGTCCGATGGATGGCCAATTCAAATCAATGGAATGCTTTGCCGCATGCTCGTCGATGAGCAGGTGAAGCTGCGCATTCCGTCCCCCGACAGCGTCTACTGAGGAGCACCGCAATGGCTGGTGACGAGATCAAGATTGGCGCCGACGATCGTCCGATCGTCGAGCCGCAGGAAGGTATCGAGGAGCTTCGTGCGAAGCTCAAGGAAGAACAGGATCGTCGACTGGCGGCAGAAGCTCGCGAGCGCAAGCTCGGCGAGGATCTGCAGCAGTCACGAGGCGAGGTCGGACAGACCAACCTGCAGATCGTCGAGAGCGCGATCGATAAGCTCCAGACCGAACGCGAGATGCTGAAGGCGCGCTACCGCGAGGCGCGCGCCGCCGGCGACATCGACGCGGAGGACGAGATCCAGGACCAGCGGGCTGACCTTTCGGCCAAGCTGAACCAGCTCGTGCTCGGCCGCGATGCCATGAAGGCCAACCCGCAGACCGTGACGCCCGCTGCGTCGGGGCGCACGGGCGATCCCGTCGAGGATCTGGCCAGGGGCATGGAAGCTCAGGGGCATCAGGCGTCGGCCGACTGGGTGCGCAAGCATCCCGAGTACGCCCGCGATCCCGACCAGTACCGTGAGATGATCGCGGCCCACAACCTCGCCACCGGCAAGCGCTTCAATTTGAAGCCGAACTCGGACGAATACTTCTCCAAAGTCGAGGAGATCCTCGGCATCGACCCGGCGACGCGTCACGAGCCGCACTCCGACGCCCGTCCGACCGACACCGTCGTGTCGTCCGCCGCCACCGCCGTACGCGAGCGCGGTGCCGACACGCCGCCGGCAGCGGCGCCTCCGTCGCGAAGCACCTCGAACGGCGCTTACCGCCTCACCGCCGCCGAGCGGGAGGCCGCTCAGATCTCCGGCATCTCCGAGGAGGAGTACGCCCGGAACAAGCAGAGGAAGACCTGATGGAACCGCGTCGTCGCCGTCGCACCCGCTCTCGCGGGGCCGACGAAGCCGCACCCGCCGCGGCACCCGTTCAGCTCGAAACCGCTGTCCAGAAGACGCCGACGATCGAGCGGGCACCCATGCGTTCCGACATGCGCGCAGACGATCGCGCGCGTGCCGAAGCCCGTACCGCCGAGATCCTGGGCGACGATTCGATGCTCACGACCGGCGAGGACAAGTTCCACGTCGATGCATCGGTCATCCCCGACGGGTGGGTCTACCAGTGGAAGCGCTGGACGGTCTACAACAAGGAAGATCCGCAGTACCGCACGATCGTTGATCGCGGTGGCTGGGAGAACGTGCCGACCGAGCGGCATCCCGAGCTGATGCCACCCGGCAGCGTCGACAAGTTCATCCATCTGGATGGCCTGATGCTGATGGAGCGTCCGAAGGCGGTCGACGACAAGGTGCGCGCGCGCGACCTTCTCGCCGCCCGCAATCAGGTGCGCGCCAAGGAGGAGCAGCTGGCCTCGGCGCCTCCAGGCACGTTTGAGCGCGGCACGCACCCTGGCGCGCCCGTTCGCGTCGGCAAGGGCTACTCGCCGGTCGAGATCCCTCGCGACACGCCGACCTGATCGGACCGACCTCAAAAGGAAAGCCCCGCTCGAAAGAGCGGGGCTTTTTCTTGCTTCAAGACCCCCTTTACAGACTGGAAATTTTCTGCGCATCCTATGGTCATTCGTGCTGCCCTCGGGGGTAGCCCTGAGTTTTCCTCGCGATCACGTACCGGCCCGGCGCATGGTGTGACGCTCTCCTGAACAAGGAGGAGTGGCCGCTATGACCAACACGAATGCGCCGTTCGGCTTCCGCCAGTACTTCGGCGGCTCGGGCGGGGTTCCCACCTTCAACCAGTCTTCGCGCCGCATCGCGTCCGGCAACGGCACCGCGATCTACCAGGGCGACCCGGTCATGCCGGTCATCTCGACCGCGACCGGCTACATCACCCAGGCTGCGCCGGGCACCACGACCCTCGCCGGCATCTTTTCCGGCTGCAAGTATCTCTCGACGTCACAGAAGCGCACCGTCTGGTCGAACTACTGGCCGGGCTCGGATGCCACGGGCGACGTCCAGGCCTACGTCATCGACGACCCGAACGCCCAGTTCGTCGTGCAGGGCGGCAGCACCACCTTCAACATCACCGGCACGCCGACCACGATGACGAGCAGCCCGATCGGGCAGTACGCTCAGTTCACGATCGGCACCGGCAACACCAGCACCGGACAGTCCGGCGCCTACGTGAGTTCGCTGGCCACGACGGCCACCTTCCCGTTCATCGTTCGCGACCTGATCGGCCTCGGCGCCGACTACAACGTCGGGCCCGGATCCGATCCGACGTCGGCCTACAACTGGGTCGTGGTCGGCTTCAACAACGAGTGGCTGCGCACCAACGGTGCCGGCCCCACCGGCATCAGCTAAGGGAGCGCCCCCATGGTCGTCAATCTTTCATCGATCAAGGATCTGCTGCTCCCGGGCCTCCGCGGCGTCGAGGGCAAGTACGAACAGATCCCCTCGCAGTACGACAAGGTCTTCACGAAGTATGATTCGAAGATGGCCTTGGAGCGCACCGCCGAAATGCGGTACCTCGGTCTCGCCCAGCTGAAGACCGAAGGCGGCCAGACCGCCTTCGACAACGCTGCCGGCGAGCGCTTCGTCTACAATCAGGAGCACATCGAGATCGCTCTCGGGTACGCGATGACCCGCAAGGCGATCGACGACAACCTCTACAAGAGCCAGTTCAACCCGTCGAACCTGGGCCTGATGGAAAGCTTCCACCAGACCAAGGAGATCTACGGCGCGAACATCTTCAACACGGCGACGACCTACAACGCCAACATCGGCGGCGACGGCGTGGCGCTCTGCTCCACCGCGCATCCGATCGACGGCACCACGATCGCCAACCGCCCGACGGTCGACGTCGACCTCAACGAGGCGTCGCTGCTCAACGGGCAGATCTCGATCCGCACCAACTTCCGCGACATCGCCGGCCTCAAGCAGTTCGCGCGTGCCCGGAAGCTGATCATCGCGCCGCAGAACGAGCCCGTTGCTGTCCGCCTGACGAAGACCGAGCTTCGCCCCGGCACCGCGGACAACGACATCAACGCGATCGGCTTCGTGGCCAACGGCCTGCCGGAAGGCTACATGGTGATGGACTTCCTAACCTCGGCCTTCCCCTGGTTCCTGCTCACGAACATCGCCGGGCTCTCCTACATGGAGCGCATCAAGTTCGAGACCGACATGCAGGTGGACTTCATCACCGACAACCTGTTGGTCAAGGGCTACGAGCGCTACAGCTTCGCTTACTACAACTGGCGCTCCATCTATGGTAGTTTTCCGACCGCCTAACTCACGGCGCCCACTGACGGCACCTGAAAGGATCTGACCATGGGTATCACCCATCTCTCTGGCCTCGAAGTCGCCGGCGTCCCCACGATGGGGATGTCGGGCCTTCCGCTCACCACCGGCAACGTCTTCTTCGTCGACTACGTCAACGGCCAGGACGGCAACAGTGGCGCGGCCGACGCGCCGCTGAAGACGCTCTATCAGGCGCACAACCTGATGCTCGACGGCAACAACGACGTGGCGGTGATTGTTGGCAATGGTGCGGCGTCGGGCTCTCAGCGTCTGTCGCTGGCCAACGCCCAGACGATCAATCCCGCGGCCACCTCCGGCACGTTGAACTGGACGAAGAGCGCCTGCCACCTCATCGGCATGACGGCCCCGACGCTGACCGCGTCGCGCGCGCGCATCGCGCCGCCGAGCGGCACCTACACCCAGGCCACCTTCGGCAGCGGCAACTTCGTGGTCGTGACCGGGACCGGCTGCATCTTCGCCAACCTGTCGCTGTTCAACGGCTTCTCGACGGGCGGCACCAACCAGATCTGCTGGACCGACAATGGCGGGCGCAACTACTACGCCAACGTCGACTTCGGCGGCGCTGCCGACGCCGCGTCGGCGGCCGACACCGGCTCCCGCTCGCTCAAGATCGGTTTGGCCGGCTCCGGCGAGAACACCTTCGTCAACTGCAGCATCGGCGTCGACACGGTCACCCGCGGTGTCGCCAATGCCTCGCTCGAGTTCGCCGGCGGCACGCCGCGCAACATCTTCCGCCAGTGCGTTTTCCCGATGAGCGCGTCCGCTGCGGGCGTGCTCTCGATCCTCGGCACGGGCGCCAGCTGCATGGACCGCTACCAGATCTTCGACCGATGCCAGTTCGTGAACGCGATGTCGTCGGGCGCCACCGCCCAGACGGTCATCGCCTCGCTGACCAGTGCGTCGCCCGGCGGCCTGATGCTGATGGACAACTGCGTGTTCATCGGCAACACCAGCACCAACTGGGGCGACACCAACGCCCTGGCCAACATGTACGTCAACGGTGCGTCGCCGACGGCCGCCACCAACGGCATCGCCGTCAACCCGACCTAAGGGAGCTGATCATGAAGGGACGCAAGATGGGCCCCGGCACCTCGGGGCCGGCCAAGGGCGACAAGGACTGGGATCACGAGCAGAAGCCCGTGGCCCGCAACAAGGCGCCGAAGATCATGGCGGCCGCCAAGGCCCGCAAGGACGGCGGCAAGGCCTCTGGCGACGCTCCGATGAAGAACGGCGGTCGCATGCCGCGCAAGAGCGGCGGCCGCACCGGCGGATCCAACATGAGCCCGTTCTCGTCCGCCAGGACGGGCAATGCGCCCGCCGGGCGCAAGACCGATGGCTCCACACAGTAACCACAAGCGACCCCAGAGGCGTCCCCTGATGACGTGATCGCGGCGCGCCGGGAAAGGATACCTGAATGCGCCCGATCACTGTCACCGTGGGGCCTCTGACGGCCCCCAACGCCACCAACGTCCGCACCGCCTCCGGTGTCTCGGCCGCTGGCGCCGTCACCCTGAACGGCTCCCTGGTGAGCGGCGGTGTCGCCACGTTCGACACCGCCCGACGCGTCTTGTTCACGACCACGGCCGACGAGACGACCAAGACGGTCACCCTGGTTGGCACCAACGGGTCGGGAAACGCGATCGGCGAGACCATCACGCTGGTCAACAATTCCACGGTCGCGTCCGTGCTCGACTACAAGACCCTGACGAGCGTCGTGGCGAGCGCCGCGCTCACGGGTAACCTGTCGATCGGCACGAATGGTGTGGCCGGGAGTGCCTGGGTGATGTGCGACCCGTGGGCGCTTCCTCCGATTGGCGTTCAGGTCGCCCCCTCTGGCACAGTCAACTACACGGTCCAGATCACCTACGACGACCCGAACAGCCCCACCAATCCGGTAGATCCGGCCCTGGTCAACTGGTCGTCGACTGCCGACACCAATCTCGTGGCCAAGACCGCGCTCGCCATCGGCTCACTCACCAATACGCCCGCCTACGTCCGACTTCTGCTCAACAGCCAGACCAATCCGGGCTATGCCACAATGACGATATCCCAGCCCGGTGTTGTGCCGCAGTGAGGTCTCATGACGTCGAGCGGCACCTATGCGTACCAGCCCAGCCTCGGAGAGCTGGTTCTCTACGCCTATAATCTGTGCCAAGTGCGCCCGACGTCCATTGTGCAAGAGCACATGGAAAGCGCGCGCATGGCCATGAACCTGCTGCTGGCGAGCTGGTCGAACGACACGCCGAACCTGTGGAAGGTGGATCTCGTCGAGGAGGCGCTCGTCGAGGGTCAGGCTACCTACGACGTCGATCCCAGCACGATCGTCATGCTCGATGCGTACATTCGCATCGACGACGGTAGCGGGGATCCGCAGGATCGCATCATCCTCCCGATCAGCCGCACGGAGTACGCCAGCTACCCGAACAAGACCGTGCAGGGCTTCCCAACCGTGTTCTGGTTCGATCGTCTGATCAACCCGACGGTCACCCTCTGGGAGGTCCCCGACGGCGTGAGCGCGCAGTATCTGCGCTACTATCGCGTGCGGCAGATTGAGGACGCAGGCTACGCCGCTGGGCAGACGGCCGACCTCCCATATCGCTGGCTGCCGGCCTTTGCCGATGGTCTGGCGCTGCAGCTGGCTCGTATCTGGAACCCTGGCATGATCCAGAACCTGATGCCCTTCGCCGACAAGAGCCTGATGAAGGCCCAGGGTCAGGACGTCGAGACCGCGGCGATGTACGTCGCCCCAATGGTGGGGGGCTATTACCGATGAGCTACGCTTCCCGCGCGGGGCGTGCGCACGCAAGCTCTCGCGACCCCCGGGCGTTTGCCGTCTGTGATCGCTGCGGCATCTGGTACAATCACGATCGCCTGTCCTGGCAATTCGATTGGGCCGGTGCGAGCACGATCAACAAGCAGATCCTCGTCTGCCCCAGGTGCCTGGACCGGCCACAGCAGCAGCTCCGCGCGATCGTCTTGCCGACGGATCCGCTGCCGATCAGGAACCCCCGCACCGAGCCGTTCTTCGCCGACGAGACCGACCAGCGCATCACCGGGTACTCGAACCCGACGCTCGGCAACACAGGCATCCCGATCGGAGCTGCGGGCTCGTTCCGCATCACGCAGAGCAATCGTCGTCGCGTGACACAGCAGACAGGCGAGCCGCCGGGCGGTCTCAATCAGACGCCCGGCGTTCCGCCCAACCTGCCTGAAGGTCAGGATCCCGGCCTGCCGCCGGGCAATGACGAAGTGCCCGAGACAGGACCGCTCTGATGGTTTCCCTGAAACAGATCCCCAACCTGCCGGCGGTCGTCGCGCTCAACGGCACCGAACAGCTTGAAGGAGTGCAGGCGGGTACGTCCGTCAAGCTGACGGTCGCCCAGCTCGGCGCCTACATCACCGCCCAATATCCTCCACCGGGCGTGTCGAGCGTTGCAACGAGCGCGCCGATCACGGGCGGCACGATCACGACTACCGGCACCATCGGCCTTGCGGGGGCTGGCGTTACGAACGCCTACCTCGCCACCATGTCGGCGGGCACCGTCAAGGCCAACGTCACCGGCAGCTCCGCGCAGCCGACCGACGCCACCCCCAGCGGTGTCCTCGACATAATTGGCAGCGCGACTGGCGACACGTTGTATCGTGGCGCCGGGAACTGGACGGCCCTCGCCATAGGGACGCCCAACTACATCCTGTCGACAAATGGCGTCACCCCGCAGTGGGTAGATTTCGACAGCCTGCACACGCTGACCGTTGGAACGACGCCCATCTCGAACGGCGCTACCAGGCGCGTGCTGTACGACAATGGGGGCTTGCTGGGCGAGTATTCCGTCACGGGCACGGCGGGCAGCGTTGTTCTGAGCACCGGGCCGACGCTGTCGGCGCCGCAGTTCTCGACCATTGTCAACGCCGGCACGCTGACCTTGCCGACGGCCACCGATACACTGGTGGCCCGCGCGACAGCCGACGCGCTGACCAACAAGACAATCAGCGGCAGTACCAACACGATATCAAATATCGCTAACGCATCCTTGACAAATTCGTCCGTCACGTTCAACGGGGTCACCGTCGCGTTGGGCGCCAGCGGCGTCATCACAGCTACCGCTGCGTCAGTTACCGTCGGCAGCACGACGGTACTGGGCGGGACAAGCGGATATGTTTTGTACGACAACGCAGGCGTCGTTGGCGAACTTGCCACGACTGGCAGCGGCTCCGTCGTCCGCGCTAGTTCGCCCACGCTGGTCACGCCCGCCCTTGGCACACCCAGCAGCGGCACTCTTACGAACGCGACCGGCTTACCCTTGACGACAGGCGTGACGGGTAATCTGCCCGTCACGAATTTGAACAGCGGTACGTCGGCGTCCGCCTCCACGTTCTGGCGCGGCGACGGCACATGGGGCACGCCCGCAGGCACTGGCGTCTCGACTTTCAGTGCTGGCACGACCGGCTTCACGCCCAGCACCGGGACAGCGGGCGCAATTACGCTGGCAGGCACGCTCGTCTCGGCCAACGGCGGCACGGGCTTTTCGACTTACGCCGCTGGAGACATTGTTTACGCATCGGCTCTCAATACACTGTCGAAGCTGACGGCGGGGATCAACGGCTACGTCCTGACTTTGTCGGCGGGGCTTCCGACTTGGGCCGCCAGCACGGGCGGCGTGACGAGCTTTTCCGCCGGTACGACCGGCCTCACGCCGTCAGGCGTCACGACCGGGGCTATCACCCTCGCCGGTACACTGGCCGTAGCCAACGGCGGCACGGGCGTCACGGCGTCGTCGGGTGCCAATAGCGTTGTGTTGCGCGATGCCAGCGCCAACGTAACGGCGAACAATTTTTTCGACGGGTTTACGTCGGTCGCTGCGGCAGGCACGACTACGACGCTTACTGCGGCGTCCACGCCTAGCTGGCTGGTTACCGGCTCTGGCGGCCAGACCTTCAAGCTGCCTGACGCCACCACGTTGCCAAACGGCGCGGAGTATCAGTTCAACAACAACCAGAGCAGCGGCACGATTGTCGTTCAGAACAATTCTGGCACGACAATTTACACCGTGCAGTCGGGCGCGTTCGTTACTGTTACTGTTACGTCTAACAGCACGGCCGCCGGAACATGGGACGCGCATCCGTCAATTCCGTCTGCCGCAAGCTGGTCCACCAACACTCTTTCGTGGGCGGGCAGCTACACCGGCGGAACGTGGAACGGCAACGCCATTGGCGCGATCTATGGCGGCACCGCCCAAACGTCCTACGCGACAGGCGACACGCTATACGCTTCCGCTTCCAACACACTGTCCAAGCTGACTATCGGATCAAGCGGTCAGGTGCTGACGGTATCTGGCGGCGTGCCGACTTGGGCTGCGGTTCCGGCATCGTCCCTGACGGTCGGAACCACGACGGTCAGCGGCGGCACCAGCGGCTACGTCCTTTACAACAACGCCGGAACGCTCGGAAACTTCGTGCTGGGAACTGGCGTGCAGACCGCGCTGGGCGTCAACACTGGGTCAGCGGGCGCATTCGTTGTCAACGGCGGCGCACTCGGGACGCCGTCTAGCGTCACGCTCACTAACGCCACCGGCTTGCCCCTCACTACAGGCGTGACAGGTACGTTGCCTGTAGCCAACGGCGGCACTGGCGTAACGTCTTCGACCGGCAGCGGCAACAACGTGCTGTCTACGTCACCGACATTAGTGACGCCTTTGCTTGGCACTCCTACGAGTGTCACGCTCACTAACGCCACCGGCTTGCCCCTCACTACAGGCGTGACGGGTACTTTGCCCGCAGCCAACGGCGGCACGGCGCAGTCTACCTATGCAACCGGCGACACGCTCTACGCCAGTGCGCTTAATACGGTGTCCAAGCTGACCATCGGCTCGACAGGTCAAGTGCTGACCGTCGCGGGCGGCGTCCCGACATGGGCGACCAGCACAGGCGGCGTGACGAGCTTTTCCACCGGTACGACCGGCCTTACGCCGTCGGGCGTTACCACGGGAGCGATTGTACTGGCGGGCACGCTTGGGCCAGCCAACGGCGGGACGGGCGTCGTCAACAACGCGGCATCCACCATTACGATCACAGGCGCTTATTCGCTCGGCATGACACTGACGGGCGCGACTTCGGTCACGCTACCGACCAGCGGCACCCTTGCCACGACCGCGCAGCTTGCGGCCTACCTGCCGCTGGCGGGCGGGACCATGGTGGGCGACATCCTGTTCACCGATAATCTTTACGACATCGGCAAGAGCGGTGCGACCCGGCCACGCGACGGCTACTTCAGCCGCGTCCTGTCGGCCTCCGTAGCGACCGCCGAGAACGGGATGTTTGTGAACAAGCAGACGGTCGCCGCCAACTACACCATCGCCACCAACTACAACGCCATGTCGGCGGGTCCGGTGACGGTGAACGGCGGCATCACCGTGACCGTCTCCGCTGGCAGCACATGGGCAGTCGTCTAATGAGCACAATCAATCTCAAGGGTGACACGAGCGGACAGGTCGCGGTTGTCGTGCCTGCGGTCGCCGGTTCCAACACCTTCACCATCCCCGCCGAGACAGGCACGGCCCGGACGACGGTATCGACTGGCACGGTGTTGCAGGTCGTGAACTACCAGACCGGAGCGGTTGCGACGGGAACGACTGTGATGCCACTCGATGACACAATCCCCCAGAATACTGAGGGCAACGAATATATGACTCTGGCGATCACACCTCGTAGCGCGACGAGTAAACTCATCGTTGGAGTCGTTGTGGTTTACGGTTTCAACGCCGCCGCTGGCATTGGCATCGCACTATTCCAAGATTCAACAGCAAACGCCCTTCTTGCGGTTTCCAACACCACCGTAGGGGTGAACAGCCCGACTCAAAGCTCTCTTTCGTATTCAATGGTTTCTGGAACCACATCATCGACAACCTTTAAAGTCCGTATTGGTGGAGGCTCTGCCGGTACATTGACCTTTAACGGCGTGAGCGGCGGACGATTTTTCGCAGGGTTATCAGGCTCAACCATCACCATCACCGAAGTCGTTCCGTAAGAGGCTCACATGAACAAGCACACCGATCAGGCTATCCGCAACACGCATCCGACTGTTGCGAAGATCGTCTACAACGATCCCATCGAGGCGTTCGACGCGAGCGAGAAGCCCGTCGCCATCGACATGGCCGCCGCCGAGGCAGAGATCGCCAAGCTGGAAGCCACCGAGGCGAAGGTCGCCTACCGCGAACTGCGCGCCAAGGCGTATCCGCCCGTGGGCGACCAGTTGGATGCGCTCTGGAAGGGCGGCGCGGAGCAGGCCGCCATGAAGGCCGCCATCGACAAGGTCAAGAGCGACTACCCGAAGCCCGCATAACGAGGAAGTCCTATGACCACTCAAGTTACCGGCTCCGGTGTCAACTTCAACGGCTCAACGTCCGGCACGATCCTGCTGACGCAGCCTGCTGTTGCCGGATCGAACACGATCACGCTGCCTGCGGAGACGGGGACGCTGCGCTCGACGGTATCGACTGGGACGGTGTTGCAGGTCGTGAACTACCAGACCGGAGCGGTTGCGACTGGAGCGACGGCCATACCGTTCGATGACACAATCCCTCAGATCACTGAGGGCGTCGAGTTTATGACGCTTGCGATCACGCCGAAGTCAGCCGCCAGCCTGTTGATCGTTGAAGTTGTCTGCATGGGTTCTCCCTCCTTGATTGATTGGGTCACGGTGGCGCTTTTTCAGGACGCCATCGCCAGTTCTTTGGCGGCGGTTTACAATTACATAGGCACCAACCAAGCGGCTCCGTTGGGCTTCGCTTACTCCGCGACATCGGGCAGCACTTCGGCCCGCACCTTCCGGGTTCGCGGCGGCGGCACCACGACAACTTTTACCTTCAACGGAGCCTCTAGCGCACGGCGCATGGGCGGCGTCTCTTCCTCCTCCATCACCATCACCGAAGTCGTGCCGTAACGCTCAGGGCGTCGGTGGCGGCACAACCCGATTACGTGTATATTAGGAAGATCATGCCACAGCTCGATACCATCCAGATCCCCCTCACGCTCAACGCCGCGCAGGTCAATTACATCCTGAGACTGTTGAGCGCCGCACCCTATGCCGAGGTCGCCGAACTGATCGCCGCGATCAGGACGCAAGGAGATCCGGTCATGACTGCCGCCGCAGCCGAAAGCCTTCCCTCCCACGACAATTGACGCGCCAGGCAGCGGGAAGGTGTTTTATGGATCAAAGTGAACTCACTAAAAAGATGCACGAGATCGACAAGACTCTCGCGGCGCATCTTCAGGAGTGCTTTCTCCAAAACCGGCAGGTCTGGCATGAGTTACGCGCCTTGAAAAACGTCGCGTGGGTCGCGGCGCTCGGTATTTTCTCCACGCTGACCTTGATCACGGGCGCGCTGGCCAAGAACTTTCTGAAACTGTGAGGCCTCGATGTACGTCGTCGCCAAGCCCTACACCGACCCCGGCATGCAGCGAAAGCTGGAGTGGGTGGCGCGCATGCTCGACGCCTCCGAGGCATCCGCCGCCAAGATTGGGTGCAGCCCCGAAGCCATCGTGGCGCAGGCGGCGCAGGAGACGGGCTGGGGACGAGCCGCCATCGGCAACAACGTGTTCGGCATCAAGGCGTCTTCCGGCTGGAAGGGCGCGGTCGTAATGCGGCCCACATGGGAAGTCGAGAACGGCGCGGTCGTCCACATCGTGGCACCGTTCCGCGATTATCCGACTTTGGCCGACGGCATCGAGGACCACTTCCAGTTCCTCAAGGTCAACAGCCGCTACAGGAACGTGTTCGACCCCGACAACACCATGTCGGATCAGGAGTACTTCCGGCGGCTGGCGGCGGACGGCTACGCCACCGATCCCAACTACGCTCAACGCTTGAGCGACGTTCTGGACGCGGTCAACGTGTTCAAGTCCCGACTGTCGGAGGACGGCGTTCTCCCTTGGTCGCCGCCGCCACGCCTTATGATGATTGGCGTCAGCCCCGGCCCTGACGTTGTGGAACTCCAGAAAGCCCTCGGCATTACGGCGGATGGCGACTTCGGTCCCGACACCCAGCGAGCCGTCATGGAGTGGCAGCGGGCGCACCCGGCGTGCGGCGACGTTGACGGAGTAGTGGGCGTGCTTACTCGTATGTCTTTAGGAGGTAATCATGTTCCTCGGGCTTAGTCAGGACCAGTGGAAGTCCCTTCTCCGCACCGCCGCCTGCATCGGCCTGACGTGGCTGGTTTCCAGCGGGCGGCTTTCCAACGAACAGGCGGGGCAGCTTACCAACCTCGTCGCGCAGGCGGCACCGATCATCGCTATCGTCGGCACCGTGGTCTGGGGTATTATCACGCGCTCGCCCAAGAACATCGCCCTGTCTGTCGGTGCAATGCCCGGTGTCACCGTGAGGGTCGATACCAACACCGCCCCCGCCACCGTCGTCGCTGCGGCGCTGGACAAGGCCGACAACGGAGTATCGCCAACATGACACGCCTAGTCCTCGCTCTCGCCCTCGTCGCCATCGGCACCACCGCGCAGGCGCAGGGCATCAAGCTCGCGATCTGCCCCGGCGAGTTCGCGCTGTGCGCGGCCAGCGGCACAACGCCCGTCCCGAATAAGACCATCACGGTGGGCGATACAGTCTACCCGCTCGGACATGCGGTTTGCCCGGTTCTGGCCGGGCCCGCGATTGCCGACCTCAATCTGACGGGCGGCTCGTGCGCCTCGCCGGGGGCGGGTAAAGTCTGGTCGCTGTTCTCGGTGGCCTACGCATCGTACCCGCAGGCCCCTAGCTGGTCTGTCGCGCCCGCGAAACCGCGCGCGTTCGTGACGACGACGGCCCCCGGCGGCGGCATGAGCAACATGTGGAGCTTCCCTTGCGTGGTGCGCCCCGGATCGACAAACGGGGCGAAACTGGCCGACTGCTACGGGCCGATGAACGAGTCGCCCTCGGGCAACCCCGTCCCACCGGGAACGAAGGTGATTACCGAAGCGGCTCCGGGCGTGGCTAATCCCGTCGGCGGAAATATACCCTAACGCAGGAGAATGAGTTGAAAAACTCAATAGCGTTAATACTGATCCTCGTGCTGGCGGCCTGCCAGCCCTCGCCGCAGCCGACCGTCAATACGGCGGCGGCGCAGAAGATGGTGCTTGAAGCGGAGATCGCCTACGAGGCGGTCTTGACCGTCGCCGTCGCCTACAACAAGCGACCGCGCTGCACGGAGCCGCGTACGGTCATCACCTGCTCCGATCCAACCATCGTCGCCAGGCTGCGCGCGGCGAACGACCAGATCACCAAGGCGCTGTTCGCCGCGATGAACATTGCCAGCACGCCGGGGGTGACGACGAGCGCCGTCACCGCTGCCATCGCCGTGGCCACGCAGGGCATCCCGACCTTGCAGGCTATCCTCGACACCATCAACAAGGGAGCGTGACATGCTCGCAGCCATCATCACCGTCCTCGGTGAAGCGATCCAGTTCGTCCCGCAGGCGATCAAGCTGGGCATGGACGTGACCGCCATTGTCGAGCGAGCAGTCGCACTCTCCAAGGCGGCGGTGCCCGGCACAGCCGACGAGCTTGCGGCGTTCAGCGCTCTTCTCGCGGATGAGCGCGTCAAGTTGGCCGCCCTGACCGCGGATCTGAATACCGACCCTTCGTGATCCGACACGGTAATCAGTCATGGTTCAAGCGCTCACCTATTCGACCTTCACGACCGAGCTGGCTCTCCTGGCTGTCGTGAGCCCGACCAACGCGGAGTTCCTGTCGAACTTGCCGAGCGCCATCAATTACGCCGAATTGCGGATCTACCGGGACATCGATCTCCTCTCGACGGTCATGGCTGTCACCGGCTTTTCGCTTGTGGCGAACAGCAACCAGCTGACGCTGCCCGAGAGCAGCTTCGTGACGCTTCAGAACATCAACGTCCTGACGCCGGTCGGTGTCGCCAATCCCGCGGCCGCGGTTCGCAATCCGCTCGAGCCCGTGTCCAAGGACTACCTCTACAACGTGTGGAATTCCGTCGCCGGCGCCGGGCTGCCGAAGAAGATGGCGATTCTGAACACCACGACCGTGCTCGTCGGCCCCTGGCCCGATGCCAACTACGCGCTTGAGATCGTCGGCACCATCCGACCGCCGTCCCTTTCGGCCTCGAACACGACGACGTGGATCAGCACCTACATGCCCGATCTGCTGCTGTACGCCGCCATGATCTTCATCTCTGGTTATCAGAGAAATTTTTCGCTGCAAGGAAACGATCCTCAGATGGGCGTTACCTATGAAAGTCAGTACCAAACAATGATGAAGAGCGCCTCGGTAGAAGAGGCCAGAAAAAAATTCATGTCCTCGGGCTGGACATCCATGTCACCGCCCATCGCCGCCACGCCGACGAGGGGCTGATGGCGCACCAAACGCTGAAGCTCCTGCCGGGTGTCGATACGACGAAGACGCCGACGCTGAACGAAGCTGCGATCTCGGAGTCGCAGCTCATTCGTTTTGCCGTCGATCGCGGCGGCCTGGGCCTCGTGCAGAAGCTCGGCGGCTGGACGCGTTTCTACCCGAACGCCATGCCGACGACCGTACGTGGTCTCTGCGCATGGCAGGACACGAACAACCTGAAATGGCTGGGGGTCGGCTGCGACATCAGCCCGACAACTGGTGTCGGCTCGCCTCTCCTCGTGATCAACGACGGCATTCTGAGGACGATAACGCCCAAAGTTCGCCGAGACAGTGTCGCGGTCGATTTCACCACCACGGCAGGGTCCGACATCGTCGACATCCTCGACACGGGAAGCAACGCCACGGCATACGATGCCGTCTTCATCGCGACGCATGTATCTGTTGGTGGTGTGGTCATTTTCGGCTTCTATCAGTGCATTGCCGCCAGCGCCAACACGTTCGAGATCGCACTCACCGACCAACTCGGCAATCCCGTCTACGTTCCGTCAACCGTCGCCAATGGCGGCGCGGTTGCTGTTTTCGACACCACTGCCGGACAGGCTACCGTCGATGTCACCCTGAACGATCACGGGTACTCAGTCGGCGATACCTACCCGGTGCTGGTGTCGACGACCGTGGGCGGCGTGACGCTCTTCGGGAACTATTTTGTCAACAAAGTGACGAGCGCGAACGTCTTCGTCATCACCGCCAAGAACTTAGCCACGTCCAGCGACACCGTATCGATAAATGGCGGGGACGTGCGGCTGGATTTCTATCTGGGGTCGGGCGCGCTCCCGATCGGCACAGGCTACGGCGCCGGCGGGTAC